CGCAACGGCGATCGTTGTCCCGCCCCACGTGCCGGCCGAGATCGTGCCGAGCGTCGTGAGATTCGTTGAACCGGCCCACGTTGAGAGCGCCGTATTCTCAACATTCCCGAGGCCTAAGTTAGTACGCGCACCCGCGGCGGTCGTACCACCCGTGCCACCGTTTGCAACGGCGATCGTTGTCCCGCCCCACGTGCCGGCCGAGATCGTGCCGAGCGTCGTGAGATTCGTTGAACCGGCCCACGTTGAGAGCGCCGTATTCTCAACGGAGCCTAACCCGACATCCGCCTTCGCAAGTGTTAGGTCGGTCTTGAACTGCGACGGCGTGCGATTGGCCCAGGCGCCGGCCTTGAATTGCAAAACGTCATTGGCGCTCGGCGAAAGTCCGGCGATCGTCGTTAGATCACTGTCGGCCGTTTGCTTGCCGGCGACAGCGCTCGTGAGCGTCGTATCGGCGCTGTACAACTCCGTAAAGTTCGCGTTGATTTTCGCGCCCGCGACGGGAAGGCTGTCGCCGGGCGGCGTGATTTTGACGGTTTGTTGCGCGGCTGGAAGTGCGAGCGCCATCGAGCACAGCGCGACGACTAAAGATAATTTAGGAACGAACTTCACGGCGGTTACTCCTGTTCCTGATCGAAGGTGATATCAGGCCGGTCGAACGTGATGTCTGGCCGGTCGAATGTAATCGGCACGCCTTCATTCACGTTGCGAATGACTCGAGCGCCTTGCACGCTCGCGTCAATGAGCCGCGCACCGATGAGCGTTGTAGTAATCATCGGATGAGCTCGATGACCAGTTGACCCGCAACCGACACGCCGCGAATTGCGGTCACCGGCCCATCGACGACGGACGCGGTTGATTCACTCACGACGCCGGCTTTCCAGTCGATCCAACGTGCGTTATTGCTTTGAACTTTGGAGGGAAGCGAGGTCGTGTATTGAATTTTTCCCGAACCGCCTTCCGCGGGATGTAACGCGATCGTCGCAACTTTGCGCGCAAGCACAATCGCCTCGCCGGTTGCCCCGTCGGCGACGATCGCTTCGCCATAGCCTTTGAAACTTCCGGCGTCGAGCGTCGTCGTATAAGTCTCGGTTTCCATGCGTCACCTATTTAATAGTGCCGAGCTCTAAAATCGTTAGGCCGCTTTCATCGCCACCCGGCACGAGCTCGCGCAAGAATCTGAAAGTACCGTAACCTTGCACCTCGATTTGATCGTTCGTTGCAAGCTCGCCGATAACCGGCACGTAATGACAATCAAACGAGATTGCGAGCCCGACGACTTCACCGCCGGCAAGTGTTACGTCGCGGGCTTTATTCCAGAAGGCGCCCGCGATTTCCTCGCTGTTGACAATCGCGATGTCGCCGCCGGCCCGTGACCGGAAAATTCTTTCATCCATCCGTTTCATGAGGTCGGCGGCGGACATGGTTTTGTCTCCGTGTGGTTAAGTTGCTTTCCCGCGCAAGAGCATTGCGGGCCGCGTCGGCAGATACAGCGGATACGAATACACTTCGAGATCGACGAAAAAATTTCTTTGATCGTCGGGAATGGTGAGCGCATAAAAAGGCTGGCCCGGCCTGTTCACGTTCTCGAAACTTTCGCCGGGCGCGTTCACGCGGAGGAATGAGCCGGGCGCCCCCACGGGGAAAAACTTAACTTTCGTCGGCGGCACCTCGACCGCGTGGTCATCACTGCCGATGTAATGCACCCAGTTGATATTGCCGAACACGAACTCATCGCCCCATCCTTGCTCGACGTTCGCGAATGCGCGACGTGCATCCGCCAAAGACAAGAACTCTTGATATCGGTCGTGGACTTCCGTGTGTTTGATGAGCATCGCCCAAAAGTCATCGCCGGCCAGGCCGAACACGCGGACGCCGCGACTCCACGCGCCTTTAGAATTTCGGCGCATCGTGTCCCGAACCAGCGTGCACTTTTCCTGTAGCACGCCGACGGCTGGATTTGCGTTGTCGAGATCGAAGTCGATTTCGGCCGGTTGCGTGATGTCCCACAGATCGAAATAGTTATAGATCACCGAGCCGTCGGCATCGAGTAGCAACCCCTGTGCGGCGCCGAGGCGCATGTTTTCATGCGTGAGCTCAACGTCGTTGCGCAACGAATCCATGCGACGCAACGTTTCGGATTGCACTTGCTCAAGTTCCGAGTCGGTACCGAACGCGCGAATGCCTTGGATTTCCGCGGCATTCAGCCGATCGCCTTTCGCTATTCGCACCGTGCGAAAGTCGCGAATGTTGCGCGGGCTCTTTGTCGCCTGCGGCAACGGTGCACCGCGCGGCGTGACCGGCACGAGCGCCAGCACGTTGTCGCGCTTCTCGATTGCGATTGTCTCGGTTGAAATGTTCCGTTCCTCGAACATATTCAACGAACCGAGCCATTGCGGCTGATAAGGCACTTCTTCGAGCGCGGCGGTTATCTCAACCGTCCCGAATGCGTTGTCATTAAAAATATCAATCGTAGCCATCGAACTGACTCCTAAAAGAATGGGGAAGTGTGGCGAATGAATGCGCGCGGTTGGATTCGCTTACGGGCGCGGGATGATTCCGAGCGCGCGCAACCCAACGAGCGCCGCGGCGCGTTCGCCCGTGTCCAATTCGTCGGCGAACACAAGTTCGTTTTCATTCACCTCGGCGTCACGCACGATTGCGGTCGCTTCGATGTCACCGTCGGTTGCGTCCACGTTGTCCCACAGGATGCCGGCCACCGTGTCCGAGTCATCCGTGCCACCGGCTGCGGCAAGGCCGACGTACTTTCCCGATGCGGTGAGTTTTCCGAGCACGGCGCCGGCTTGCAGGACTTCGCCCGAGAGCACCGTGATTTGTTCCCGCGAGCGTGTCTTGTTGGATTCGCTCACCAAGAAACCGGCGGCGTGTACGCCTTCAGTAAATTTCGTCATGGTCTTTGGACTCCGAAAAAGATTAGGAAGAAATGCGAGGCGCGCGAGGCCGGGTTATCGCGCTTTTCGTTCCTTCAATTTCGTAACGGCCTTGCCCCATCCGGACGCCTTCGCCGCCGGCGTGCCCGGTGTCGGCGCATGGGCCGCGCGCGTAGCGTCTGAGGCGATCGCACCGACCGACACGCCGCGCTCCTTCATCGTGGCCAAAATCTTTTGGCTCGCGGCCTCTGCGGTCGTACCCTCTTTGATTGCCGCGGCGACCTCCGTCTCGAAGCCGGCCGGCGCAATGGCTTGAATCGCCACGATGCGCGCGCGCTCACCTTCGATCGCGGCTTTGACTTTCGCGTCGAGCTCCGCGAGGCCTTCGGTTTTTCCTTCGGCCTTGCCTTTATCGAACGACTCGCCGCGAATCTTTGAAAGGTCCGGTTCTTTGACCGAGATTTCCTCCGGCTTGTGACCGGCCAAAATCGCGGCGTGTAGTTCGGCCGTGTTTGCTACCGCAACCGGCCCTTTTGCTGTCGATGTCGACATGGTGAATTGCCTCCTAGTGAATTGACTGGCAGGACCGGCCAGCGCGGATATAACGGACTCGAGAGAGCCAAGACGGTCGGCCATGCGCGCGTTGACCGCGTGCTGTCCGACCAGCAAGCCACCGCGGCCGAAGTCACGTTCGACAACGGCCGGTGAAACGTTGCGATGCTGCGCGACGGCTTCGACGAAGACCGTCGCCATGTCGTCGGCAATCTTTTGAACTTTCGCGCGGCCTTCATCCGTTGACGGATCAAGACGCTTATCAGGCGATGAGCTCGAGACGATTTCGATTGTGCGAACGTCAGACTTTGCGTCGCGCTTGCTCGTGTCTTTGTACGCAATGACGACGCCGATTGATCCGAGTACGGCGGTTGCGTCGATAATCATTTTCTCCGCGGCCGATGCAATCCAGTAACCGCCGCTCGCCACCATTCCGCCGCCGTAGGCCCACACCGGTTTGACGGCTCGCGCTTCAAAGATCATTTGCGCAAGCTCGTGCATCCCTTTGGCATCGCCGCCCGGCGAGTCGATGTTCAACACAATGGCCTTCACTGCGCTGTCATCGACGGCCGCGCGAATGTCGGTCGCTAAAACATCGGTCGAAGTCGCGCCCGAAATTTCGGTGAACAGATTTGCGTATCTGAAAATAGGACCGATGACCGGCACGACGGCCACGCCGTCGCGATTCTCAACGGTGCGCGTGTTCGCAAGCGGCTTGCCGGCTTTCGCGGCGAGCGCTTCCGGATCGCCCATACGATCGGCGATAGCTAGAAGTTGCTCGAGCGCATCCGGCAACATGGCCCACGGGCGCGTGAGCGCGACATCGAAAGCGCGAATAGTCATTTCGGGAGCTCCATAAAGCAGAAACCCCGCACTAAGCGGGGTTTTCTTCGGTCGGGTCTGGCGGCTCGTCGGGCGGATCTTTCATCGGATCGCGCTCCGGATCGGCCGGCGGTTCATTTGCCGGCGGCGTATCGGGCGCCGATGGGCCGTGACCGTGCGCAGGTTGCAACGTGATCGGCCGCCGCGGCGGCTCGTCTTTCCACAATTGCAACGTTTCCGGCGACATCGGCGGCAATCCCATCCGCTCGCGGAATTGTTCCTCGTCGGCCGCTTGCGGCGTAAGCGCGCCGACTTTCACGGCAACGCCGTACGTCTCCGAATCGTTCATTTCCGCCCGTCGCCGGCGTGCAAGCTCGCGCTCGCGGGTCGCGCGTACATCGCTCCACGCCTCGCCCATCATCGCGGCGCATTCCATCGTTTCGTTAGACAGTCCTTTCTCGATGCGCATCGCCGCGGCTTCGGTCTCTTGCTTCTCATCCATCGAGCCGCGGGCCGGACCTATCCAGATGCAACGCAGGTACGCGGCGCGCCGTTGCGGATCGGCATAACCCGAGACGGGAATTTTGCTGCGGGCCACCGCTTCGTCGAACCACAGTTCGCGGACCGGCGAACAGAATTGTTGAACGCGACTTTGCCGGCGTAGGGTGTAGAACCTCCACGCTTGCAGCATCGCCGCGCGCGCCGCGCTGTAGCTGGTCTGATAACGCAGCAAAAGCTCATCGACCGGAAGCTCGAGGGATGCGCCCATTTGCGTACACACCGCAGTAAAGAACGGATCGAAAGACGAATTCGGGCGGGTCGGGTTTGCGAACTCCGCCTCTTCGCCTGGCGCCAGGTCAACAACGGCACCATGCCCTAGTGATAAGTCGCCGGTCGGCGCCGGCGTCTTGTCGCCGGGCGCGGTTGCATTCGTGAAGGCCGCAAGCGGATTGCCGGCGGCGTTGAAAGCGTTTACGGGTTTCTTCAGAAATACCGTAAACATCGCGGAGATCACCGCGGCGATGAGCTCCGCACGGCTGTATTGCTCGAGTGATTGAAGCGGCTCGAGAATCGGCGCGAGGAACGGCACGCCGCGCACCTGCGCGATGCGCTCTTTATCATTGAAAATGTGCATTGCCCGGCGCCGTCCGGTCTGCGCGCCGAACACATCCACGACGTCCCATCCGTCGGGCGCCGTGCCGGCTTTATCGTCTGGATGGCGCCGGCGTATGTGATAGCGGACCGGCGCGCCGAGCTCATCCATTTCTACACCGTCAACCAAACTCGGCGACGGAAGCCGATTCGTCGGCGTCGAAACGCGCACGCCGTCGATAAGTTGGACCTTTGTTCCATACGTGCAACCCGGTCGCACTTCAAACGGCGTCAACGCGAATACATCGCCACCGAGCGTTGCGGAAATCTCGACGAGCAATTGCTGTGCGTAGTGATCTAGCATTGCCTCCGCGTCGCATTCCTGCGGATTCTCCGCATACCGTGCCCACTCGCGATTAATCGTTTCGTTCAACGCGATCGCGTCATCTTCGCTCAGTCCGAGAAATTGCGAATCGACATTGCTGTGCGGGATTATTCCCGTGCCGATGACGTTCGTTCGGACTCGAGTCACGGCCGCGCGCGCGACCATGTGACCGCGGAATGCATCGTTACTGCGCGCGATCATGGTCTCACGCTCGCGCGTCGGTAAGTCCGTTCGACCGCTTCCGAGTGCAGGAGCCCAATTCACCAAACTTCGCAACACGCGCGAAGCACCGCGCCACCGTGTTTCGCTCCGTTGCGGCGACGTGCCCGTCGCGCCGGTCGCCGTGAAAATCTTCAGTTGCGCACGCACGGCGCGCGAGAGCTCGCGGCGGACGGCGTACCCTGGCGCGTATCGCGCAATGGCTCGGTCGAGTCTGTTCATGATTGCGGCGTGATGTAGCTGATACGGTTGCGGCCCGCATGCGGGTCGAGTGTGCTAGCGAGACGTTGTTCGCATTCGGCGTGCAGCTTTTTCAAGGCGTCTAAGTCGGCCAACGTGACGCGCCGGCCTTCGTAGGTCACGTCTTGACCGCCGAGAATGACGTCCTCGATTGCCGTCCAAACGGCGTCGCGCCTGGCGCTCCAATCAATTGTTACGGCCATTAGATTTCGACTCCTGTGCTTCGTGTCCCGCGGCTCGGAGCGTGCGCCGCCGGCGTCGCGGCCTTCGGTTGCGGATCGGTGAGCAAGTGCACGTTCATGGCATACGCCGCCGCCGTGTTGAGTGCTTCGGCATCAAGGTCATGATTCGCGCGGCGTGTTCGTATCCATCGGACGCGGCCCGACGGCAACACGACGCGGCCTTCCGAAACAATTTGCTGACAAAAGTCGTCGGTCGTCTCGCGCGCAAGATGCCATCCGCCCGGCTGATCCTCCGGCCAATCAATGCGCGAGTGAATCCACGACTTGAAAAAATCCGAGTCCAAGTGAAACAACTGCAAGCCTTCCTTGATCGTCTTGCCGGAAAGCGTTATGTCGATCGCCGACACTTTTATCGGCTTGTCTTGCGATTCGTGTCCTTTGCTCGGAAACGCAAGGCCGAGGTGCGCGCGGCAAAATTTATAAATCTGATTGTCCGGCCGGCGCCACTTGTCGCCAGGCCTGAAGCCCGAATCAATGAGCATCATCTGTATGCGCTGGCCGTTGATCGGCGTGAGCAGCAAGCGCGCGAGCTCGAGCCACACATGATCGTGTTCAGTCTCGCCCATGAATTCGCCGTGACGAATCAACCACGACTCATAACGCGGCGCCCATCCGCGCACAGTCCAGATAAGCGAGCGCTTTTGGACATCGACGCCACAACTTAAAATTTGCACGCCGGCCGGAATCTCATCGAATCCGTAATCCCGACGCAGGTCCGCGACGCGCTGCCAGTCCGGCGCCTCGCCGCCGACGCGAAACAATTCGCCGAATCGGGTATTGATGACGCCTTTGATGCGCTCGATATCGCCGCTTCGCACGGCCTCGAGATAGGAGCGCGCGCGATCGCCAAACGAACGCCACGGCGAGCACAGACCCGAAACCCAAAAGCTCGCCGTATCGTTTTCCTCCGGCTCGCCTTCGATTACACCGTCGTTCGTCACGCGCTGGCCCGGCGCGACGAACACACCGCGCGAATTCATTTCGACTTTGCTTGTGTCGTCGATGAGCGCCGCACAGTGCGGACATTGCAAACGCGCCTCGCGCTTCGCACGTTGCGGCGACGCATCTTTCGGCCATACGAGCAAGCGAAATCGCGGAATGAAGTACGCCGCACAATGCGGACACGGCCAGGCCCACTCGTGCCGCGTGCCACCTTGAAACAATTTCCAAATCGCGGAGCCGACTTCTTCCGGTTCCGCAACGGCCCATCGTTCTAAGCCGTGCTCATCCGTGTATGTGTCGACGTTCCCTTCGGTTGGCGTCGATGTCACGATGCTGACTCCATCCGCGTAGGACTCAAGACGCGCTTCAGCCATTTCGAGCGGCGAACCTTCACCGCCGACATTCTTCTTCATGCGGTCGAGCTCGTCGATTTCGACGATGGCCGCATTCTGGCCGGCGAGCTCCGTAGGGGAACCGGCCCACGCAAAACGAACTTCGACACCGGCGATAAGCTTCAGCGTCTTCGACGAGCTCTTACCCTTGGCCAATTGGTCCCACAGCGCCGGCACGCCGCGAATCATCTTGGTCCATCGCGGCTCAATCACCTTTTCAATGTTCGATTTTGTGGGACCTATGTAGATAATGGGCGCCGGATCATCGGCGAGTCTTTGCCCCTGCACGTTCATGAGCACGCCGTCGGTTTTGCTTGTCTGTGCTCCCTGCACGACGACGATGCGTTTTCTTCGACCGCTTACGACCTCGCGGCCTATCGGAATAATCCACGGCGTCCGATGACTGCGAAACGGTCCCGGCTCCGGGCTGCCCTTCGGCAGTATTCGATTCGCGTCCGCCCACTGGTCCGGCGTTCTCCGCGGCGGCGGATTCCATAGCGGCAACGTCGCACGCAACGCGCTCGCAAGACTCCGCAAGCCTTCCGATGACTTGCGCCAAGGTGGCGCGGACGGCGTGATGTTCTTCACGCAATCGCTCGCGGATTCTTCCCGCGTCACTAACTCCGGCGAATTCATTTGCGCATCGTGGCGAGATCGCTTCCAGTTGAGCCGACACGTTCGTTGCGATCGCCTTCAACACTTCGGCGACGACAATCGCATCGACCAATTGCCCGCGCCTTAGCGCGTTTTCCATTTCGATTTGTTCCGCCTTCGCAGTTTGAAAGCGGTCACGTTGCGAAAGCGGTTGCGCGTCGCGGCGCGCGACGACCCACGGAACCGCGTCGGACAAATTGATGTCGGTACGCGCGCCTTGTCGGCCGCCGCCAGAATGCGGCATGCCTTCGCGCGTCCAGTTCGTGACGGCCTGTACACTCACGCCACAAAGCGCGGCGAATTCGCTTGCGCTCAATGTGGGTAAACGCTTGGCCATCACGAACCGCGCAATTCAAGTTTCAAGTTATCCCACGCGGGAAATACAAAAATAAATCGGGGTTCGCATTACCCGCGGAGGCCTTGATGCTGGACAGGACCCACGAACACATAATCGTGCATTATTTTTTCGTGGTGAAATGCAACCATGATTATTCTCGGCGTTCACTTCTTGCGTAGGGCAATGGCGAGCGCCAGGTTGACGGGGAAGCGCCGCGTAAACGTTGAATCGAAGACACGACGCGCGAGCTCAAACACTTTGTAACGCGGCTTGTATAGCGTGCTCCCCACAATAAAGAGCGCGCTTTGTACAGCGCTGCCTAGTGGGGAATCGATGCGGTTATAGATGCCGCGCGGCAAGCGGCCACGTCGTGCCCGATTGTAGAAGTACACGCCACCGCGCTTTGCCTTGCGTCGTGCACGTTTGCCGCGGCTTACACGATTGGAGTTTTGCAGCGGGTCACGGTGTCCGCCCACATCGGACAAGATGGCAACGATGATGCCCTTAGCGATATTGCCGAACGCATCCAAGCGAATGCCACGACCGGGTACGACGAACTCGTTAGCACCGAGCACACCCGCCCGTCGCAACAGAAGCTCGAACGGCTTTGCCCGTCGCTGTCCGCCGCGCACTTCTTCCTCGAGATAGCGTGAGGGCGGCGTACCGCCGGCCGCTTCATTCCGCAAGAACACTTCCGCCGTGAGTGTTTGTTTGGTTGCTTTGATGTAGCGAACGGCCTTGCGTGTGAACTCGGTCGGCCGGTCGAACACTTGAGGAATGTTGTTTTCCCACGCATCACGCACGGCGAACGCGGCGTCATTCAAGGTCTGCATGCACGCAAAAGGAAACTGACGCTTTTCAATGTCGTTCATATCCTTCACGAAGTCGCGCGCGTCGATAGCAACCTTGAACACTTATGCCTCCTTTCCCGTTGCAAGCATGTAGTGACGCACGAGTGCGCGGCTTTTGCACATTGACGAACAAAAGAGCTTTCGCGTATTGCGGGTACGGAAGCGCACGTCGCAGAAGGCGCACTTGCGCACGGGTCGGCGCGATGCGTTCGCGATAATCCTTGCGCTCGTCGGCGAGAGATACATCTCGCTTTCCTCGCGTCCGCCGATGCGCCAGGTACCGAACGATGTATGCACCCAAAACTCGACGACTTTCATTCAACCGTGACTTGCGTCGGCACGCCTGGCCGTGAGCTCACGACCACGGCTGCAGCGGCGCGCGCTTCTCCACCTGGTCCCGTGCAAACCAATTGATACGTCGCATTTCTGCTGATCGGCGGCAACACTTCATCACCGCTAATTGCCTTCGTTCCTTCCCACGCGCCCGATGCACTGCATTGCGTGGTGTTCGATGAGCTCCACACAATGCGCGGCGTGACGCGCTCGACGCCATCACTCGGCGCAACTGAAAATGTGAGCGTCGGCGGCGTCGGGTTTTCAACGGTCTTTGTTGCAACCCCTGACAGGTCGCTTTCGATGCCGGCAGCGTTCCTCGCCTTCACACCGAAAAACCAGATGCCCGGCGCAAGATTCGTCACGTTGTACGTGAGCACGCCGGCGCCGACATCGGCGACCTTTTGCGTAGGTGGGCTTGAGAGCGCCGCATAAATCGAGAAGCCCGCAAGATCGACGAGCGCCGACGCATCGGTGTTCGCGGTCGGAGCCACCCAGGTCAACCGCGCGGAACCGGAGGCAAGCACGTTGCCCGTCTCGATAATCGACTTGCTCAAGAAGGCCATCGCCGACGATGTGCCGGCGGCATTAAGGCATTGCTTTAAATCGGTCGAGATCGACGCGCCTTGTGGGCATGTGCGAATCAACCGGGTCACCGCAAGGCCGCCGTATAGCTGCCATGTGCCCGTCGTCGTCGAGTCAGTCGCCACGATGAGGTCGGCGGCCGGCGGCTTGTATTGATACATACCGTTTGCACAGTTCGGCCACGGCGCCACCGAATCGCCAGGCTTCGCGGTCGAGCACGTCAACACAAGCGGCGACGTTACGGGTGTCTGCGCGGCCTCGGCCGCTCGAGCACAAGCGAACAGGCACGCAATCGCGACCATCGCCAGTAACCCGGCGACGCTGAGGTTTTTCACGGTGGAGCGCTCCCAAAAATGCAAAAGCCCGCGAGAGCGCGGGCGTCACAAGGCGAGGTTCGGCAAATTTAGAAAATCATGCCGCTAAAAGCCGACATTAGCAATTTAAGCGGCGTCAACGGCAAGCCGGTCGCTTAGGTGAGTCAACGCGCGCGACACCCAAAACTGGACCTCGTGTTGAAGGGGGTCGTAACGGTCCACCCACACACGGCGCCAGTGATCGGTCGAAAATCCCGTGAGCCAAGCACGGTGCACGCTGTTTAACCGAAGCCGGCCAGTTCCGCCGCACGTGATGCACGCCGCCGCTTCGGGTAGTAATTCAGTCAATTGCGCGAACTGGTTTATCGTGCGTAGCACGCGCTTTAGCTCGCGCACCTCGGCCGGATCAGTGGCGCCCTTGATGATCTTGCGCCGCTGAATGTTCCGCTCGAGGAACACGGCCCGCCACTCGAGGCGCCGGAGCCGACGTATTGCGTTAGCTAGGTCTTGACGTTCCTGCGAGTCGTCGGCCGGCGCCTTGCGCTCGGGCGGCGCATCGTAAATGCCTTTACCGCGGCAGACAAAGCAGCGCTCCCCCTGCAAAGTCTCAAACACGGCCAGCGCGGCGACACGGCGATACGTCTCGAACCCTCGCCGCGACTTCCACTCGCGCTCGATCGCCAGGCCGATGATGTGTTGATGCAAGTACCGACAGAGCTCGGCATACACCTCGCGATCGCCGGCCAGGACAGCCATTCCCGCCAGAAAATTGGCGCGCTCGAGGCCTTGCAACGCATGCGCCACATCGGCGCGCGTCAACGAACCAAAGCCCGAGCGGCCGGTATCGACGCCACGCGATCGCGTGGTAAGCAATAGCCATGCGTTCGCGGGGTTCATTGCGGCACAGCCTCCAATTCGATTTGAAGAATTTGACCGGGTTGGACCTTCACATCACCGAGTACAAGCGCACGTTGCGGCGTGCTCGATGTATCTGAACCTAACGGCGATAATTCCAGAATCGTCACGCACTCACTGCGACGCACGTACCACGATGCGCCGCGCAGAAAATACGTGCCGGCCGCAAGCGGCTCGGGCGATGCCCGCGGGACCGTGATTCCAAGACCGAAACAAAGTGTGCCCGTAATGGCTCCCGATAGAAGCATCGTCCTCGTTCGCATCAACCCGCCTTTCAACGTGTGGTGAGCTTCAATTTGAATCGTTGACCATAGTGCGCGATCAAGAGCGCTTCCGCCCGATTGTGGTCTTTCTTTCGGTCAAGACTGGCCGTCGGATACATGAGGCGCGCGCGATCTAGCGCATCATCTTTTTCTTTCTTAAGCCCAAGCGCGCGTTTCCATTGCATCGGCGTAATGAGCTCGCCGCCGATACCTGATATTTGCAACGTTGCCAACGTTGAGCCAAGCGTGAGGCCTCGCGATATCGCCGTTCTCGAGCCGCCGAATTTCCTCTCGCCGCGGCCCGGCGGCATGGCTTGCAGTCGTTCGATAAATGCGCGCGCGGTGTTTCCGCCGCGCAACCGGCGCAACGTGCATAAGAGCTCAGGCCCATCAACCCACGCCGCCGAATGATCGCGAACGATAACAAGATCCTCGAGGCCGACGAGCTCGCCGCGCTCATCGAGCGCGGCGACTGCACCCGTCACACCTACGTCAATGCCAAGCGTGATGAGCATAGTTGCGACTCAAGAAGCGCGCGCGCGACTCGATCGCTTGCCGCCGCCTTTGGTTTTTGCCTTCGCCTTTTTTTGCGAGGCACGGCCGATCGCCCTTCCAAGATTGCTCGTTTCGCCGGCGTTCTGATCCGGCGGCCCGACATCTTCACCGCCTTTGCTCAACGGCAATTCCTGTTGCTCGCCGCGCGTAGTAACGAGTGAGCCGCCGGCAAATGAGAGCTTCACCGGCTTATTTTTGTAATGGCAGAGTGCCAACACCGCTTTGTCGGATTGCGGTTGAAGTTGCATTTTGAAATTGACGATCGCGATTTTGCTGGTCGTGCTCGGCACAAGATAGATGCCGGACAAACGCGAGTCGGAAAATTCAAACTCATCGCCGCCCATCTCAAGCGCGGTCGCGAGGCCTTCATACTTATCGGAACACGGAATCTTTTTAACGCGGCGCCAGGCCTCGCCAAGTTGAACGGTCTTGCCTTGCGTATCCCACACGCGACTCGCAAAGCGTGGATCGTTATAAAGGCGATTGCATAACCCGTCGTCAATCTCGCCAGCGAACGCGACCTCCCACGCGGTCGAATCGCCTTTGCCGGGTTGAACGGATTTAATGAACATGTTTTGCGCATTTAGCTCGAGCATGTGCTGCTTTCCTTTTTTGTTTCACGTGGAGCGTTGTTCGCAAGCGCGAACGGTCGAAACTGAGTGAGCAAACCGAGAACGTCGCGCATGAGCTTGTTATGCATGTCCGGCGTACGCTTCCCGGCTTGCGCTTCCATCGCGCAAAGTTCATCGAGTAAGGCTTGCGCCTGGCGAACGATGTCGCCGCGGATTGCTTCAGGAATCTTTGCGAGCGGCGTGCCGAATGGCCACAGTTGAAACACGACAGCGCCGTCGCGCTCGATCATCGACGAGATTGATGTGCGCCAATAGTTGCGCACATAGTCTGTTGTGTCCGACGTTTTGCGCGTCGCCTTTATCAGATAGCGTTCAATCTCATCAAGCGAAGGCACATAGTAGGGGCGTTGCCGACCTTCTAAAATTTCACCGCGGAAGAACGCAACGGCCGTGCGATGGTCGTCAATGGAATACTTATCGAGCATGCGGCACCAATCCGCGTTTGGCTGCTTACCGTGAGTTTGCAACCATCGGGCATGCCCGAAACTTCGCCGGCATGCTTGCCAGAATCGTACGTGCGCTTTGTTGACGGTCGTCATGTCAATACTCGCCCGGATCATCGCCGCCGGCGCCTTCCAAAAGTTCGCGCGCCTCGCGCTCGGTATCGTCGAACGTCTTGCGTGAACCGTTCGCGGACGAGCTCGTCGGTATCGGGTCGTGCATGCGCTTGAAACGCAGCCGAACGATTTCCTTCACGAATGCGCTTTGCTGTTCGGCCGTTCCTTTGGTCGCCAGAAATTCGGCCTCGGTCACACGGATCGCGGCCGGCACCGGATCGTGTTCGCTCTCGCGCCAGTCGAGCCATGCGAGATAAGCCACCGGGTTGCACGTCGGCACCGCGCGTTGCCATTGCTGCAAGCTTTCTGTTTCTTGCGGGCCTGGCCGTAATTTGCCCGACACGCGCCCCCGCTTCTGAGTGTGTGTGGGTTTGGGTTCGGGTACGGGTACGGGTACGGGAACGCGCGCGCGCGCGCGCCCGCGCGGAACCCCATTACCGGCCGCATTACTTGTGCTCGGTAATGCGTTACGTGTAACGCTCGGTAATGCATTACCGGTTTGCTTATGTTTGTGCCGCCATTTGCGAACGCGCTTGCGATTCTGCAAGCGGCGTTTTTCCCTAGAATCCACGGCGTTTTTGTCCGCGTAGTCGGGCAAACTGATATTGCCGTCGGCCGCTTGGGCAAACCAATTCGACGGCAAAGCGCGAAGGATGGTAACGGGCAAGTGCGTTTCATCCGAGAGATGATGTAACGCGATTGCAAGCGCATTTCCCTCGCGCAAATACGTGTCGGCGTAACTCCAAAGTGAGCACAGCGAACCGGCCGCCGCGTGACGTGTAACGCTGCGTAACGCCTCTAAAAGCGTTTCCGAAAACTCGATTGTCGGCGCGCTTTTCTTAAGGTATTCAAGCCATTGCTCCGCGAGCGCCAGGACGCGCGGGTCGCCGAGTAAATCCTTGTCGAAACGGATGTAACCGCTCACGGCATGCGCTCGAGGCACGCCGCTGTAATGCGACTTTGCGGAAATTTATTCGCCGAGGTAATGCACTCGAGCGTTACACGTTGCCGGGCACGCCTGCTCATACAATTGAGCTCGCCGGAACCGTGGCAATAGAAAACGACCTCGCCGAGCGGCAACTCGGCGAGGTCTCGACGGTCGCACGCCGGGGGGGAATAGCGGCGACACGCTTACGTGAGAGCAAAGATTGTTCCATTCCGTTTCCCTCCCGAGTCTTGCCGGACTCGATTCACCACAAGGCGCGATTGCTCATTCGCACATAAAAGACGAAGCTCCGATGCCCGTCGTTATATAACTATGAGTAATCAAGGCGATGCATCACCTTGATCCAAAGACACGCGGCATTGCACGCAATGCACGAAACCAACACGGCCCCACATCAAGACGTTGTTTTGTTTTAGAAGCGCGAGCGGTTCGGATTGTCCGAACCGTGTCACGAAAACCGTGCTCGCTCTCGCAACATGAGTTGCTTTCTTGCACGGCTTAAACGAAAAATGCGGATACAAAAGGGAACCTCGATAATGAACGGCGACACAGGATTTAGAACCGGCGTGGCATTGCTGCAAAAATGCGGCCTCGCGTTGAACGTTCAGCACCGGACACTCAACGGCGAAACCCATACTGTTCAGGCCTTGCAGCGCGTTAAACGACGACGGTCAAGAACTGCGCGTCCAAAGGTCGGGCCTGAACAAGCTGCGCGGGATGCTCAACCGGCGTTCGATTTGAATCGCCCGCTTGTCACAGACTCGCGCGCCGTGGAGCCATTTAGAAATTTGGGCTTGCGAGACACCGAGGCAAGCGGCGAGCTTGACTTGACTCCCGGCAAGCTTGATGGCACGTCTAACGGCTCGGCGACTCATGGCGTGGAATTTATAACTGATAATTGTATTACGTCAATAACCGATAACGATAAACGAAAGGCGCAGACTCGGAACATGAGAAAAACAACCTCCTACTCGGGGTTTTATCAGCGGCTTTGCGAAGCCGCGACGCCGCTTCTCGGCGAGAACTTCACACAAAAAGAACTCGGCGCGCTCTTTGGCGTCAGTCAGGCCACCGTGTCGCAATCCTGGATGCAAGACCGATTGCCCGAGATGGCGCGACTTGCGGAAATGGCGTCAACGCTGCGCGTGCGGCTCGATTGGCTTGTGAACAATCTCGGACCGAAGGACCTCGAGAGCGAAAACCCGCAACTACAGGCCTTGCTCGATCTTCACGGCAAAGACGAACTGTTCCGCGCGCTGGTCACTCAGTGGAGCGCGCTTAAAGACAACTTGCCCGCGCGCGTGTTCGTTCTTCAAGCCGCGCAAATGCACGTGCAGAATCAAGGCACTACGCCGGCGCCCGCGTCGCCTTCCGTGTCGAAAGGCAAGGGCCGCCGCGTCCAGCGCGCATGACATAACCGTCGCCGTCCGACCATGCGCGATGCGATGCGCGTCACGGTATAACAGTTACCTGTATTGCAAATATAACCGTTAGTGATATTCTGGCCGCCGTTGGATGCGCAAGCATCTGTTGCAGGTAAGGCCAAATGTCGCGCGTCCCGCAAGACTTCGTTCCCTCGCTTCGCCGCTCCGGCGAAGGCTGGCAGCTAGAAAGCGGCCAGCGCGTGTTGATGACGTTCTTAGCGAAGGACGGCAACGGCGGCGTTTTGATGTTCCTCGACTTGCAGGAAATCGACGCCTCACGCGCCCGCGATGTCTTCACGAGCTCCACGGCGGCGGCGGCATGAGCGCTTCCCCTGAAATGCTGAAGGCCGCGGCCGACGCCAAACTCCGGCGCGCGCTCGAGCTCATCGAACGAGCACAGAACGACCTCGCTTCGGCATGCGCCGAACTGTCCGGCCTCGAAGGCGGTATCGCGACGTGGAAAGCAACGAATCAATTGCATGACCGCGTTCGCAAGCTTTGGTATCGCGCGGAGAAATTCCGCCGCGTCGGCCGCTATAAGCTCGACCAGATGAACCGAGACGCGATCGCGCGCCGCGAAGCCGCCAAGCAAACGGCGGACGCATGAGCAACGCAGACGACAACGCGCCGAATCCCGCAACCAGCGTAAACGATTGGATCGCGGCCGAGGTGCAAACGGGCGCGGATCATCGCGAGTTTGCGCGCGCCTACATCGACATTTCGATCCGAACACCGGATGCCGTCTTGCGCTCACGGATGCGCAACGCCGCGGCCACTTCCTTAAAGCTTGCGCGGGCGGCCGAGAAGCGCGCGCGCGAGCATGCCGACGCTTTGAAGGCGGGCCACTGGTCCGCCGGCGCCATCATCATCACGAACAACTGAGGGCCTTCTGTGTTCGCCGAGACGGTCGCCGGCGATATTCGTTTTGCGCTCGCGATTCTCGCGGGCGTCTTCGTGCTGTTGTGTTTGATTGCTGTCCTGAGCCGGGCGAACGGCGAATGATCGCGCCCGCTCATCGCCGCCGCGGCGTTCGCTGTCTTGCGATCGCGCCGTTTTTTCTTTTCCTCGTGATGTGTCAGCGCGCCGACCGCGCGAGCGATGCATTCCTTTGCGTGCATCACAGTCAATTCGACGGGCGTCCGCCCGACTGTCCTAAACGTTCACCGTAAGAGGATTCCACCATGCCCCGCCCACAAGCCGCGCATGCGGCGAAAGCCGCTCCTAAAGCGAATCCGCCCCGTCAAAGCGTAAGTTTGATTACGCGCTTCGCGGCGAAATTCAACGTTGAACCGGACCGCATGACCGCGACGCTGAAACAGGTCGCCTTTCGTCAACGGGGCAAAGACGGCAAGCAACCGCCGGAAATCTCAAACGAACAACTCATGGCGTTGCTCATCGTGAGCGAGCAATACGGCCTGAATCCCTGGACCCGCGAGATTTATGCATTTCCGGACAAGTTCGGCGGCATCGTGCCCGTGCTCGGAATCGATGGGTGGATTCGTATCATCAACGAGCATCCGCAGTTGCGGGACATAGAACTCAAGTACCCGCAAGTCGAAGCGGATGAAATGATGCAGTGGTTTACGGTCATCATTTATCGGAAGGATCGCGAGAAGCCGATAGAGGTCACGGAATATTTAAACGAATGCTATCGCGAGACGGACCCCTGGAAACAAATGCCGCGGCGGATGCTTCGGCACAAGGCTTTGATTCAGTGCGCGCGCATCGCGTTCGGTTTTGCCGGCCTTTACGATCCGGACGAAGCCGAGCGAATTGCAAACGCGATTGACATCACGCCGGAATCCGTGCCGCCGAACAAGGCGCAATCGACTCCCCCGCAACAGTCACAAAACAGTTTGCCGGCGCCGACGAACGACGAGCAACTAAACCTCTTGCGCATGGCGATCGATCGAACCGGCGTGCCGGAAAATGCCGTGCTCAAGGAATTCAAAGTGAGCTCGTTAGACGAATTGAAGTTCGACGACGGTCAAGCCGCGCTCGAATGGATAGAGAGCAATGCGCCTTGAATTCGAGCCGGTGGGCCATGTCTACCGATTAAACGGTGTCCGCGTTCCCTCGGTCACGGACGTTGTGTCCATGCTCGAGGATTTCAGCGGCATTCCGCCGGCCGTTCTCGAGACGGCCCGCGTCTTCGGCGGTCATGTGCACGATGCGGTTGCGCTCGACATCCGCGGCGTATTGGACTGGTCGAACCTCGCCGCGCCGCTCGTGCCATATCTCAATGCTTGGCGCCGATTCGTTGCGGATTCCGGCATCGTGATAACGGCGAGCGAATTGCGCGTCGCGCATGCAAAGCTCGGTTACGCCGGGCGCCTCGATCTCAAAGGCCTGTTGAACAAGGCGCCGGCCATCATCGACGTGAAGTCCGGTGAGATGCCGGCGAGTGTTGGCCCACAAACCGCCGGTTACGAAGAAGCCTTGTCAGCGGCCTTCGGCATCAAAGTTCGCCGCCGCTTTTGCCTGCAATTAAACCCGGCGTTTTCGTGCGGCTACAAACTTCACTCGCTCGACAAGCGAACCGATTGGACCACGTTTGTTAGTGCACTCAACGTATGGAACTTCCGCCATGCCGCGTAAACAAACAACGGCCGCGAGCTCCGCGGCGGCGAACCTGGTCGAGCTGCCCGCAATTCCGCGGCCCGATGAGACCAACACGACGGCGGCGTTATCCACGCTCGAGCAAGCGAAGGCCTTCCGGATTGCCAACAATGACGGGCGCGACGCGGCCTGTGCTCGGATGCTTGCGACTAAATCCGCATGGCAACAGTTAGAAGACGAGCGCGTCACGATGAAGGCGCCCATCTTGGAAGCCGGCAAGAAAGTTGACAACTTTTTTCGCGGCGCACTAAGCGCGCTCGCGCAATCGGAGCAATTGTACAAGACGGAAATCTCGCGGTACGACACGGAGGTCGAAGAGAAGGCGAAAGCCGAACAACGGCGGCTCGAGGAAATCGCACGCAAAGAACGTGAGCGCAAGGAAGCGGCAGCACGCGAGGCCGAACGCAAGGCCGCGGAGAAAGCCGAGACGGCGAGACGCGAGGCCGACGCGAAGCGCAAGGCCGAAGACGATGCGCGCAAAGCTGCGGACGAAGCGCGCGCGCGCGGCGATCGTGAAGCCGCTGCAGCGGCGCAACGCCAGGCAGAAGAGGCCGCACGCGCCGCTGTGCGCCTCGAGAACAAAGCCGAGCGCACCGAAGCGGCCGGGCAAATCAAGGCCGTGGCGCTACACGGCCAAGCGCAAACGATTGTGGCGCCGGTCGTGAGAGCGACGCCGCCGAAATTTGCCGGCGTTTCGAGCGCGCAAGTTTGGGATTTTGAGATCACCGACGAAAACAAAATCAACCGCCCATTCATGACGCCGGACCTCGCGAAGATACGCAAGCAAGTCGCGGCGATGAAACAGCACGCCGGCGCGATCATCGGTGAAGGCATCCGCATTTTTCCCGCAAAGCGAATTAGCGGAAGGACTTAAAGATGCCAGTTAATCGCGAAATCGTCGGCGACCCCTATCTGTACCACGGTCGCACAGTCACGGGTCGCTACGCGGGACCGGACCTACTTTGTTACGTGAACGATGTGGAGCTCCCGCACTTTTACGCGGACCTCGAGGCCGTGCGCGGCGCCGGGCGCCGGTGGATCGATCACGAAATAGAGGAAGCGCGCAAGCGTGAAAATGAACGTAAACCCCTGCGATGAACAAGACGAGCGCGAGGCCGCCGGCGTCGCGTTCGTTGCGGTCACGGACCCGCGGAAAGTTATCGCCGGCCTTATGAGTCCACGCGAATGGCGCGTCGCGATGTATGAGATTGCGCGCGTATTCGGGCCACACATGCGCGCACGAATCGACGCACACGTCGGCGCGCTCGAGCGGCACGTTGAACGACTGCAATACGCAAACTTGCGAAAGGGAAACACCAATGCCTAACGAAGCTTTTGAGACATGGGCCATTGTCGAACTGTTCGGACATACGACGGTCGCCGGCAAGGTCACCGAGCAAACCATCGCCGGGCATGGATTTGTCCGTGTCGATGTGCCACAGGCCGACGGGACTTTTTATACGCGATGCTTCGGCGGCGCCGCAATCTATGGTTTCAATCCGTGCGAGGAAGTCACCGCGCGCAAATATGCGGCCCGTCTAAGTCCGCCGCTTAACCCTTATGTCGCGTTACCGCCGCCGGCGCCGGCGACCGAACCTGTACAGGTCGAAGCCTTCGGCGCCGGCGAGCGTGCACGCGATCGCGAGGAAGAAGACGACGAATTTCGCGAAATCGAATGAGGGTACGCCAATGGGCTTTGATGAACAGGAAAAGCACGACGACACGACGGAAGCGCACGAGCTCCGCATAAAACGCTGTCGGTCGAGCAAGTGCAATGCGCGCATTGTGTATCTGAAAACAGCGGCCGGTAAATCGATTCCCGTCGATGCGGACACGGTGGCGCCGGATGATGAGATGTACGACTCATCTAAGCACACCTCGCACTTTGCAACGTGCGTCGATGCGAAGGATTTTAGGAAACCGCGCCAATGAGTAAGGCGATTCTCGGCGAGTTTATCGACGGCAAAGTCGCGCGTCTCGATGTGCCGCGCCTGATTATCTCGCGCGCACTTATTCAAGCAGACAGCGGCAGCGGTAAATCATGGGCATTGCGTCGCGTGCTCGAGGCAACGGCTGGCAAAGTACAGCAATTCATCATCGACCCGGAAGGCGAATTTTCGACCCTGCGCGAAAAGTTCGACCTCGTGATTGCCGCGGCCTACGGCGGCGATGCGCTCGCACATCCGAAGACGGCCCGGCTTCTCGCGTTACGGTTGCTCGAAACCGGCGCATCGGCCGTGCTCGATTTGTATGAACTCAAGCAACGCGAGCGACATACATTCGTCCGCATTTTTCTCGAGTCGATGATTGATGCGCCAAAGAAGCTTTGGCATCCGGTCCTAGTAGCCATTGATGAAGCACACATCTATTGCCCGGAAAAGGGGCAAGGCGAATCCGAAGCGACGGATGCGTGCATCGACCTTGCAACCCGTGGACGCAAACGCGGTTTCGCATTGCTCGCGGCAACGCAACGCATCGGCAAATTCCATAAGAGTGCCGCGGCCGAGTTGAAAAACAAATTGATCGGCGCGACCGGCTTAGATATCGACGTAAAGCGCGCGGCCTTCGAGCTTGGTCTAACGCCTAAAGAGGCTTTGGCAAAGCTGCGCGCGCTCGAGCCGGGACACTTTTTCGCGTTCGGTCCGGCATTCAATCAAATCGAGCCGCGCGAGCTCGTCACCGGCGCCGTTGAGACGACACACCCGACGGTCGGCCAACGTCAAACCATGACGCCGCCGCCGCCGACGGCCGCGGTTAAAGCGCTTTTGCCGCAACTGGCCGACTTGCCGAAAGAGGCCGAACAGGAAGCGCGAAGCATCGAAGACTTGAAACGCGAGCTTGCAACCACGCGCCGCGAGCTCGCCGAGTCCAAACGTGGGCAAGAGCGCCAGGCGCGGCAACCGTCAAAGCCGAGTGACGCCGAGCTTGCAGCGGCTGAGCGCCGCGGCTTCTTGCAAGCATCCGAACGCATCGCGAGCGAAATGCGGACGTTCGTCGAGCCGTTGGCGAGTCCACTAACGGCCGCTGTCGAATCGCTGCAAGGAATCCGCCACACGCTCGCACGGTTCAAGTTGCCGAAAATCACGTATGACGGCCGTGCGCCCGTGGTGGCGAAAGTCGTCGCGCCCGCGGCTACTCGTGCACGACAGCGTGATACGCGCGCGCCCGTTGCTTCGGCGCCGGCGGCGGACAATGGCGCGCTGCCTAAAGGTGAAGCCGCCGTCCTCGCGGCGTGTATTCAATACCCGGAAGGCCTTCGACGCGAACAGTTGACCGTGCTGACCGGGTACAAGCGTTCCTCGCGCGATGCGTACATTCAGCGCTTGCGCGAAAAGGGATTTCTCGAGCTCGCCGGCGAGCGGGTTTGCGCAAGCGATGCCGGCCGCGATGCGCTTCCAAATGCCGAACCGCTGCCGACGGGTGCCGCACTTCAAGAGTATTGGCTGTCCCGTTTGCCTGAAGGCGAGCGCGTGATTTTAAGCGTGCTGATTGAAGGCTATCCGCAACCGATCGCGCGTTCGGAATTCGACGAGCGCACGACTTACAAACGCTCGTCCCGCGATGCCTATTTGCAACGGCTGCAAGCTAAAGAGCTCGTGACGGAACCGGCGCGCGGCGAGGTCCGTGCAAGTGACGATTTATTCAACTGAAGAGAGAGCAGCAATGTTGATCTTAAATACAAGCGCGGAAGTGAAAGCAAAACTTAGGTCCGTGTCACTTGCCGGCCTGACCTTTCTCGACAGGTACGGCAACACGCACGCGGTCGGCGACAGAATCACGAATGCGCAACTTGTGTTCACCGATGGCGAAACGCTCACGCTCTTGCGCGAGGATTTCGACAGCTTGCACGATTCCGATTTTCGAGGGTGCAGCGATGAGCGACAAACCGCGAACGTTTAACTTCAACTTTCGCGAGGAATTTGCCCCGAAGGTCGAAGCCGGTGAGAAGGTGCAAACGATCCGCTTGAATCGACGCGACGGCAGGAATCCACGGCCGGGCGATCGCGTGCAATTGTTCTCAGGATTGCGGACCGCGCGAACGCGGCGAATAGGCGCCGGCCAGGTCACGGCATGCCTACGAGTGTATATCGAGCTCGGCGAGGCTAGTACGCATGTCACGCGCATCGACGGCGTGAACCTCAGTGCAGACGAAGCGGAGTCCTTCGCAAAGATTGACGGCTTCGAGAGTGCCAAACAGATGCGCGAATTTTTCCGCAAACAATATGAACCCATGCCGGAGCTCGAGGGCTTTTGTGTGCGGTGGACGCTCGATCGCAAGGCGCGAGCATGTTGACAGACGAAGAACGCGAGAAGGCGCGCGCCGAATACGACGCGCTTCCTGGCACGCCGCCGGATTGGATCGCCTCGCGCACGCGCGTTGCTAGTCACAGCGAAAGCAAGGAACGCATTCAAGACATGGGGAAGGACGCGAAAGCCGCAGGTATGACTTGGGTACGGTTTACCGTCGAACCGACAAAACTTTACGTCGAAGGCTGGAAGGAAAGGCCGCGAAAGGAAGCGGCGTTTAATTCGGCATACGTTCCACCCGAGGCAAACACATGACACCGAGCGAATTGTTTTTAGATTCCTTCGCCGCCACCGGCGGCGCGCCGAGCGTTCAATGTGTCTGCGGTCGCACGCACTACGCGCCGGACGCCGACTTCACGACGGACGCCGAACGCGCCGCGATCATTGGCCAGTCGCAAGCGCGGCCCGATTTGTATGTCTTGCATGAAGGACAAGACGGCTTGACCGCGCACGAAGTCAACGGGACGCCAGTCGTCGCGGACTGTCCATGTGCATGGCTGGCGAGATTTGAACGCCTGTTATGGAACGAGCGCGCGCGGATTCTCGACTACTTCGTGCGGCGCCAAACCGCGGACAAAGACGCATTGGCTCGGCTCGATGAGGCCACCGCGGGGGAAAGCACATGATCTTAGACGACGAGCTCGCGGCCGAACGCAAGGCCAAGCGCGAGCAACGCAAGCAATTCAACCGGCGCCGCTACATGCGTCGATGTGCTCGCATCGCGGCGATTCGAGCGAACGGGAGCAAAGCGCGATGAAGCTTAAGAAGTGTCCGGAATGCGGGTCGGCAAATATCCGCGCGCGCTTGAAAGTCCAGAGTCATGAAACGCTTTACGACATTTGCGTCGATTGTTGCGCCGTGTGGGAGTCGATACCGGCAAGCGAACATTTCAAGCGCGATGGCGAGCTGATCGCGTTTAAGCAACCGTGTGACAACTGCGCGTTTCGTTCCGGTTCACCTGAGAGCCAAGACAAGGAAGCCTGGCGCAATTTGCTCGAGCAATTGCGCGCCGGCGGCTCGTTCTTTTGTCACAAGGGGGTACCCATTAAAACCCTTGGCAAAGGACACGGCGCCGACTTCAAGTTTCCACTCCGGCCGGACGGCATGCCGGACAAGGATCAAATGCGTCTATGCCGCGGCTTTCTCAAAGCGTGGGCCGTGTGGATGGCACAAGAGCAACGCGCCGAAGCAAAGCACGATGAAACGCAAGCAAATTGTTAGGCTCGCGCGATGGTGCGAGGATCAGTCACGCCGATGCGCGGAGCTCGAGCGCGGTTCCGACTCGAATAAATTCCGTCGGTACCATCGGCACCGCGGAAAGAACTTCGCGCAAATCGCAACGTTCATTCGAGAGAGTTTGCCGCAGTCATGACCACGCGCGCGAAGTCGAAGCCGTTGCGGTTGACTGATCTAAGGCCGCAATTTATTCAATTGACCGACACGCGCGGCAGTTACCGACCGGTGAACACGCTCGGCGATGCGGACGGCTTAACGTTTCTGTGTCCAAGGTGTTTCAAGGCGAATCACAAGAATGCCGGCGGCGTGCATGCGGTCATTTGCTGGTTTGAAGGTCGCGTGCCCGATGACATCCGGCCACGTCCCGGCCGGTGGACGCCGGGCGGGAGCACGTACGCCGATCTTTCGTTCGTGCCCGGTCCACACGACAAGCCGCATTCCGTGCTGTTGCTCGGCGCGTGTGGATGGCACGGCTTCATTGCAAACGGCAACGTGACGGACGCATGAACAAAGACTCCTGCGATATGGTTCGCGTGAACAGCGAAGAAGCCGTGACCGACGGGCCGTGCGGCGCGTTCTTCATTGAAACGCTTGCGAGTGGTCAAGTCATCATGTGGCACAAGTTGCCGGACGGAAACGCCGGCTTGCTGCGGTTGCGGCCCATCGTTGCCGGCGACGACGTGCATCCGTCTTGGGAATGGAACGGCGATCGGGACAAGCCGACCTTGCGGCCGTCGGTGCACTTGCCTCGCCGTTGGCATGGCTGGTTTACCGCGGGCCGCATGGTGAGCTGTTGAGAGTGAACGCATGACGACAATTCAATTGCGCGGCGACCCGTCAAAACTGTTGTGGTCTGACAAGAGTCCAGACGCCGGCGAGCCGACTTGCCTTTGTTCGGCGTGCGGCGCGTGGATTCCTGAAACCGCTTGTCCGCTTCGGCTCACTGACTCCGTGCGAAATCTCGAGGTTCGCTTTTGTGATGAGTGCGCCGAAACCTGGTTAGGCATTAAAACGCCGTGAAGGCTTTCAACTTTTCACGCGGAGGCAAATAACCATGCGGCTATGCAAACTCTCAGAGTACCGCCGCTTATTCTTTACGCCGCAAAGTGCGCCGACACTCCGGACGTTGCGCCGGAATATCAAGAAGATACCCGGCGGCACGGTTCGCGACGGCCATTATTATGTTGATTTGGACATGCACGCGAACGGCTCGGATTTAAGCGCCTCATTGCGCGAGCGGCAAGCCGAACTTGAGAAGTCACTAGAATTGCAAGGGCTCGTGTGATGCTACATTCCGAGGCTATGGGTAGACCAAAAAAATATAACTTTCCGGACAACATGACGTTTGACCGGAAAAATAACTCTTACAAAGTTCGTAACCCGCTCACGGGAAAGCGCGTCACATTTGAGAACGAAGCGACGGCCAGGACGGCCGCCGGTAAGCTAAATGAATGGCTCGTAATCGAAGCACGGCGCAAGCTTTTGGATGATGGGCGCCCGCGTGTTTCGCACGTGATTAAACGATGGCGCGAAGAACGCTTGCCCTATCTGCCTTGGGACACGAGCACGCGCGAAGGTAACGGCTATCGAATCACGCGCATCGAAACCGAACTCGGCGAGCGGCCGATTGCGGACGTCACGTGTAGCGAGGCTGAGGAATGGCTAAAGTTTTGCGGCACGGCCGACCAGTTCAACGGCTGGCGCCGGCTATTCTGCGAGGTATGGGAATTCGCATACTCGAAGCGAATCGTCGAACGCATCGAGGTCGATCGAATTCAAGAGCGAAGCACGAGCAAAAAACTTGCGATCAATCGAAAGAAGCGCCAGCGTTTAGAGATGCAAGGCTTCGTTGCCACGCATACCCACGCGCCGGCATGGCTACAAATCGCAATGGAGCAATCGTTAGTCACGCTGCAATCGCGCCTCGAAGTGTGCAATATGAAGCACACCGATTACCGGACCGGATACCTTTACGTGATCCGGGACAAAACGAGCGCCGATAGCGACATGGCGTTCATCAAAATCAAGCTTACGGATCAACTCGAAGACATACGCCGCCGCGCCTTGAAGTTGGACGACATCGTGTCGCCGTTCCTGATCCATCGCCGGCCGGACCGGGCGCGCCGCGAATGGATGGACGGCAAAGCGCACTGGTCGTATATCAATCCGAATTACGTAAGCCGCGCCTTTCAGGATGCCCGCGACGCCAGCGGGTATTACAAGGACCTCGAGCCGGACGAAAAACCGTCGTTCCATGAAATCCGGAGCCTCGGCGCCCGCATATACCAAGCGCAAGGCAAGTCGAAGAAGTTCATTCAAATGCTCATGACGCACGCCAGCGCGAAGACGACGGAAATCTATCTTGAAGGCGGCGCCCAAGCCTTGACGGATGACGATTACGTGACCGTCGCGGCGCCTCTGACGCTCGCTTCCGTGTGGTCGCTTTCGCCTCAAGTGTGACCGAAAGGGACGTTTCGGTATGTTCGCGAAATTCGGGGTTTTGCAATTAAAACAGTTGCTTGGTAGGCTCCGCGCACATTACTCTCAAGGCCGTGACGTGGGTTCGAATCCCACTGGGAGCGCCACCGTTTTTTGTGAGCCGCGACGGTCACTTACACGCGCCGCGCGGCCCGAAATCCGAAAACTTCCAGACAAATACAAGACAAACTTTTTTTGTCTGGTTTGTCTGGACCGGCGCCGCGGCTCGAACGCCGCGCATGCGGTCCGCCGGGCGCCTCGAGCGCCAGGCCGCACGCGCCACGCCCCCCCACGCCGCGCGCCCGCCTTGCGGCGATCGGCCGCCCCAGGGTTCCGAATACCGGCCGCGCGCCGGCGGCCGTCCCAGGCCGCGACGTTCGTTCCGTGAGCATCCGCCTTCTGTGCGGTGACTGCCGCGCCGTCTTGCCGACCTTGCCGGCCGATAGCCTCGACGCATGCGTGACGGACCCGCCTTACGAAATTGGATTTATGGGCCGCGCCTGGGACCGCTCCGGCGTTGCCTTCCAGGCCGACACCTGGCGCGCGGTCTTGCGCGTGCTGAAGCCGGGCGCGCACTTGCTCGCCTTCGGCGGCGCGCGAACGTATCACCGTATGGTCTGCGCGATCGAAGACGCCGGCTTCGAGATTCGCGATTGCGTCATGTGGTTATACGGCGAAGGTTTCCCCAAAAGTTTGAACGTCGCGGCGGCGATCGACAAAGCAACTGTGCGCGATAAGCACACCGGCGAGTTAGTTATGGGCCGCGACACGCCGGCCTTGCGTGCGGTCTGCCGCGTGATCCGTTCGGCGATGGAAAGCCGCGGCTTGAAGTCGCGTCATCTCGTTCTGCAGTTCGGTAACTGTCATCCGCGGTTGATTGACCATTGGGCCGCGCGCGACACGGATTCGCAACCGACTTGCCCGACGTGGGACCAGTGGCACACGCTGAAAAGCGCGCTCGGACTCGGCGACGAGCTCGACGGCGAGGTGTGGCGATTGAACGGCCGCAAAGGTCAACCCGGCGAGGCCTGGCAAGAGGCCGACGTTATCGGCACCTATAGCGGCATGCCCGGCGGCATGGGCGGCGAGCGATTCACCGCGCGCGACAATCTCATGCGCGCGCCGGCGACGGACGCCGCGCGCCGTTGGCAAGGATGGGGAACCGCGCTAAAGCCGGCGCATGAACCGATTGTGCTCGCGCGCAAGCCATTCGCCGGGAGCGTCGCGGAGAACGTCACGCGCTACGGAACCGGCGCGCTCAATATCAACGCTTGCCGCATCAACGTGACGGATGAGAGTTACGCGCGCAATTGCTCCGGCGATCGCGGCCACGATGGCACACGGGACGAAGGCGCGGTAACGAGTATTCGCGCCGGCGGCGGCGCCTTGTGTGAGCTCGGACGCTGGCCGGCGAATGTCGTGCACGACGGAAGCCCGGATGTCGTGAAGGTCTTTCCGAACGCGCCAGGCGCGCAAGGTTTCGTGCATGGCGATGAGCCGAGCCAAAGCACCTTGAATGCCTTCGGTGACTTCGAGCGCCGCGGCCGAAGCGTCCCACGCGCTGACAGCGGGTCGGCCGCTCGATTTTTTTATGTGGCGAAGGCCTCGCGCGAGGATCGTGACGCCGGCCTTGCATCGCTCACCCGCGCCGCGCGCAATTCACATCCGACCGTGAAGCCTACCGAGCTCATGCGCTACTTGTGCCGGCTCATCACGCCGCCCGGCGGCACGGTGATTGATCCGTTTTTAGGAAGCGGGAGCACGGGCCGCGGCGCGTTCCTCGAGCAATTCGAGTTTGTTGGCATCGACCTTGCGCCGGAGAATATCGACCTCGCCGCGGATCGCATCCGCGCGATCGCCCCGCTATTTGCGGAAATCGAAATCAACCGGGAAGCCGCGTCCTCACGTCCCTGAAAACTCCGGCATCAATTCGCGCGCTTCAGATTCGCGCCGCGGTTTCTGTGGCTTTGCTCTGATCCGATGCAAGTGACCTTCCGGCACGCACCATAGTTCACCGTGTAAATCCCGCACGAGATAGCGCGGCCAGATGCAACCGATGCGCTCGACTCGGCCCCGCTGGTCAACCGTTCGTCGATACCATTTTTTCGGTCCAGTCACTAAAATCCGTTGCCACGGCGTTTTGAATCTCTTGTCGGGTTGCATCCAAAGGGATTCACCTATGCTGTACTTCGCCATGCAATCAACCTACAGAAAAACGAACGCTAGCAACGCGACAACAAACACGACAAAAAGGAAAAGCGCGCCATACACCAACGGAGCGTAGCGAGCCGCCTTGCGCTCATCCCTGAATAAAGCGCCACAGATGCCCGACGTACATCCGCACAATTCCTTGCTCGGGTCATCGAGCGCGCGATAAATCATCCACCCACATTTTGCGCATCGGCCCGTCCGGGTCATGGTGACGCCTTTTCGTTATCCAAGCATCATAACCTCCGATTATATTTTTCGGTACTCACACGCCACGGGGTTATACATGAGTAAAGAATCGCCATCACCATTCGGCACCGGACCCTATGAAAGCCTTTGCACCCACTGTTTGACTGAGGCGGGCGCCGAGCTCGTCATGCTGGTCATCAAAGGCGGGAAGCACGGCGCCGGCTTTGAAGTGCAAATGACCGACCCGAAAAACGTCGCCTTGATGCCGCGGATTCTCGAGGATTTAGCGCGCGGCATTCGCGATGCCGAAAAAGCGAAGCGTCTCGCGGCAAGCAAATACGATCGTGAGGCCGTGCCGGCGCCGGAAATCTATGCATGGGTGGGAGAGGATGAAGGCGGTTCCGGCGATGTGGGATTAAAGCAAGGCGTCGTTCCCGCGGGATGCGTCCCACTGGTTGCGACCGAATGCGCGAAAGTCGATACGCCGCGTCTTCGCGATCAACTGCAAGTGCAAGCGATGAAGTATGGAAAAGAGATTAGCCTTGTGCGTTACGTTCCGGTTCAAGTCGTATCGCTTATCAAGCCGGAAACACGGCAATGAAAGCCGCGGCCATCGCAATCGTTTGTCTGATCGCGAGCGCATGCGGTCGTCACGATGCACAACGGGTCGACGACAATCGCGCCGTGCACTGTGCGTATCTGTCGCCGCCGATTGGCGATTGCGCGGTGACCGTCCAATACGATCGACTCACGTCGCCGCACTGTTCAACGGTCGAAATTGACCTTGGCGTCGGAAACGTTCCCGCGCTCATCCACAATTACAGCGGCACGTATTCGCTGCATGATTCGATCGATTTTAAGGTCGGCAAGTGCGTTCTATATCTAGACAAGTTGCACCCGCTGAGTGCAACTGCTGATAGCCGCGCGACATCAATCCGGCCGCAATGAGGATGCCGGGCACGCCGGCCAGCGCAAACAACTGTCAAATTCCTCAAAGTGTTAAATCGGCTGCAACGGTAGCGTAAAACCCGCCCGGCCGCCGCAATCGCGGCGCGACATCCCGTTCGCGCCAGCAATACCGGCAAAGTGTGAAGCCGGCCATTTTTTCCGGCCGGCAATTCTGGCCTAATGGCACCCATCGGCAACGGCCAAAGGTGCTCGCGATGTATACGACGATTCGCAAAAACTCATTGAAGAAAATCGGCAAGCTTCTTCGCGCCGCCATTCTGATTACTGGCTACAAATACGACGACATGGGCAGCACGGCGGACCGGACCACGGCCGCCGGCGTGTTGGCACTCGCCGAAGACTTCCACAGTGTGTATCTGGATTCGCTCGGCGTCTTGCATGTCTGCATCACGCAAAATCATACCTACAAAGCTTTTCCGTCCGAGGAAGCGGCGCGCAAGTCTCTGACGCCGGAAGCCGTCGTGAAATATTTCGGCGCCGACGCGAAGACCTCGAGCACGCCGGCGAGCAAGTCGCAACCGGACGAGCTCGTCACGGCTGACATAACCGACTTGCGAATTGCCCGCGTTGCGCGCGACTGGACGGCGATCGCCGGCGAGCCGGTGTTCGTCGAAGTATTTCAAAATACTTTCCTGGCGCGCCTTACAGAACTCGGCGCCTTGCGGCTCGAGCACAAGTACGCATCGCCGAAAGCGCGCGCGGTTAAAGAGCGCATGGGCGATTCGTGGACGTTCCGCCTTGAGACAACGCTAGGCGTCAAGCCGGATGTCGAAGCCGCCCGCGGCGTGAACTAGCGCGCTGCGTCAGTCCAAAGTGTGAAGCCGGCCATTTTTTCCGGCCGGCAATTCTGGCCTAATGCATCCATCGCAACGGCGCACACTTTAGAGCAAAGCAACATGACGATTAAGAAAAGCACGCTGGTTAAAATTCGCACTTGGAACGGCGGCGAAGTCTGCGCAAAGTTGCTCGCGGATTACGTGCCGACTTATGCGGCAACGATCGAACGGCCGAACGGCGGACATCTCGTTCTTATGGCTTGGCGGATTGAATCCATCGAAGTCATCAACTCGATCGAGGCCGCGTAAGCGGCCCAAGGTTAGAGAGTGAATACGAAACACGCCGCAATCCTCGCAACGCTTGGACTTGCAAATAACGGTTACACGTTCCGCTATGCGCTTTCGCTCGAGCAAATCACCGCGGCGGAAGCGGCACGTCGGGACGGCCTGGTCGGCCGCCAGGGACTCAACAAACCGGGTACCTCTCTTGACGTATCTGTGTATTACATCATCGGCGCGACTGGTTAAGACAAACACGCGCCCGGATCGAATGGACTCACCACGAAGGCACCATGAACGAAAGCGAGAAACGTAGCGCGGACCTCGAGCAAGCGCGCAGAAACTTTGAAAATGCTTTCTCAGAATACTTGGCCGCGAGCCGCATGCACGAAGCCGGCGCAATGGACGCCGCGAGTTTGCAAACGGTTCGCGAGAAATACGACGACGCCGATGTGGCGCTCCGACAGATTGAACGACACGAGGGTTAAACGGTGAGCATCGAGACGGGGGATTCGACGGCGGTAGTTTTGCAGTTCAAACAGCGGGACGAAGCGTCGCGCTTCTCGCTCGAGGTTTGGGAACGCGAATACTTTATGACTCTCGCGATGGACATCGCGTCGGGTGGCGGCTTCGGTGAGCGTAACGAGCTCGACGTGTTGCGCGAAGCGGCCGAACGGCAACCTTGCGCGATGGACGCCGATATCAGGTTGCAAACCTTCCTGGCCGAATTGATGGCAGGCAAAACGGCGCGCGCGCAAGGTGCCCTTAGTGCACTGCGGTCGGCGGTCTTTCTTCAACGACATTGGGATCGGCGCCGCTTGTGGCGGGAATTGTGAGATAGGACGTTTTTTCCGGTCGGAAAATATGGCCTAATAGGCGCCAGGTTACAGCACACGGGCGGACGGTATGAACAACGGTTTTCTTTACGTTAACGAGACGACGGTTAAAACCACGATGAACGGGACCGAATACACCGTGATGCGCTACCGCGACGGGTTTCGGGTTTTCGTGGTCAATGCCATGGTGCGGGCGCACCGTAACGGGTATGCGACCGGCCGGGACTTCGCCACGCTCGAAGCCGTCGAGAAGAAATACAAAGGCCTCGCCGGCGTCGCGGCCGTCTTCCCGCAAATTGGCGAAGCCGACAAGGCGGCGCCGGCGTTCGCCGCCCTTACGACGTGCCCGTGGACGGTCGCGGATCACAAGGGCGCCGGCGTAGAAGGCTGGGAGCTCGACGACTTATACGGCCTTCCGCTCATTGCGGCCGTGAATACGCAAGGACTCGAGCCGGAAGCCTTGGACCCGGTGTTCGCCAATGATGATGACGCACTTGCACACGTGCGCCAGCGCGCCGCCGACGGGTCGGAGCTCCACACGCGCGCGCTCGCGATTCACGAAAAGGCCTACGCGAAGGTTATGCAAGACGGCGACGGATGCGTGCGCCGACGTGCGGCCGGCGAAACTGTGAGATAGGACATTTCTTCCGGCCGGCAATTCTGGCCTAATGTACGCAACACAGACGAACGGGCGGGGCGGCGGCGATCATGGCGACGGCAAGCGTTAAATACTTTAGCGGTGACACACTCTTAAAGTCGCCGTTTCCCGTCGATAACAAGAAATTCGCCGCCGCCTTTGGCGCGCTGCGCGGCAAGCGAAACGACAGTTTTACGAAATGGGTAGGCATTCCCGCGGACGGTCCGCCGGCGGTCATGCCGGTAACGCGAGTGATCTTTTTCAAATCGAATCCGTCGCTACACAAGTGCGACGCGCGCTGCACAAATGCCAAAGGCCACAATTGCGAATGCAGTTGCGGCGGCAAGAATCACGGCGCCGGCGGCTAAATCTCAACTTAGGACAAGAGGCAACTATGAGCGACGACAGCACTAAGCCCGCATTTCCCAACTTTCCCGGCGTCGATTGGACGAACGCCGATGACTCCGCGGCCGAGGTCGAAGGATGGTGCATTGTGGAAGGTGACGACTTCCTTGATTTGGAACGCATCGACGAATTTGACGACGAACCGGGCCGCGAGCCGGCGTTCACGTCGGACGACCAAGCGTTAGAGCATGTGCAGAAACTCGCGGCCGAAGGTTCGCCGTTGCATGCGCGCGCGCTCAAGATTCACGAACAGTTTAAAGACTGCTAGCAATGCCCGTGCGTCTCGAATCAGTCGCGCCGTTCTTTAAGCAGAACGGCGCGAAGGTGTGGTATCCGGCGGAGATGCGGATTATCCACGCGCAGCGCGCGCGGAAGTTACGGCGCCGCGGCGAGCTCGTCGAGCTGAGCGAATTCAAGACCAAGAACGGCGCACAGGTTTTCATGTGGTTCGTCATTCCGCGCGACAACTCGGCCGACACATTCGACCCGGACATCGAGCGCGATATTTACGAAGAGGATTGACTTATGCAGGTAGACGCTTCGGTGCGTCGCTTTGGCGAAAGTCTGAGCGACGACAGACTTGCGGCGATCGTCGATAACGGCGGCGTCGATTTGGCGCCAGGCGAAGCGGCAAAGATCGCCGCGGAATTGCTCGCGCGTCGCGCGGCCTCACATCAACACGGGAGTAACAACCATGCGTAAACGCAGAAACGATGCAACCAGCGTGCACGACGAGCTTGCGAAGCTCGAAACGGTGTCCGGGCCGACGCTCCGGAAACTCGGCGACTTGCTCGAAGGTAGCGTGTCGGGCAATGAGCTCGAGCGCATGTACGAAGGCGCCGGCTTCTCGCAAATCGGCATTGCGGCGGCGACTGGTATCTCAACGCGCACAATGCGCAACGCCATCAATGCGCGCAAAGTTCGCAAGCCTATTGAACTCGCCGTGCGGCACGTGCTGCATTTATTGCAGGTCTCCACGAAATGAGCACGCCGAACGCGAAAAAGCTCGCGGAACAATTAGAACGCGGGCGCGTGGTCATACGGGAACTCATCGAGTTTTCGTTTCCGCCCACTGGCAGCGGTACCGACTTGTATTTGCACGACAAGCACACGAAGGCCGTCCGAGAGGCGCGCGAGTGGTTTGATGAGACCAAACCGGCAACGGTCGGGAAGCCGCGCGAACCTATCGGCCTCTTGCGTGAGGCCTTGGCCGGTCTTGATCCAGCGCTTAACGTGAGTTTGCGCGCGGACATTGAAGCAACCCTCGAGGCGCACGATAAGGCGCCGCCGTGGAGCTCCGAGAACGGCGCCGGCGGCCTTATCGAGATCACGTTAGACGAAGCAAGCGGCCGGTCATGATCCTGACCGGCGAAAGCAAAACCCGCGCGCTTGCGATTCTTGCGATGACACTCGAGAGCCGCACCATGGTCGAAGCCGCGGGGAAATACACGATAAGCCCGGAGCGATGCGGCCAAATCTGCAAGCAAATCGCTTGGCAAATGGTCACACACGCGCGCGATATGGGCGCCAAGGTTCCACCGCACGACCCGTTTTCGCATGCCGACCGGCTGATTTATCGCGATTTCTGGCGCGAGATGATCGAACGGGAGCGGGAATACACACCTCCGCCCACTACCGGGGGATAGGCGTCGGCAGAATACGAGCCTATATTCCGGCGCTTGTCGTATAACCGTGAGTTATAAAAATGCTGCAAGTCCAAGAAAACCGCCAACGCCGCCCGGTCTCAATGGCCGGCCTAACAGAAAAAGCGTTTCGCCGAAAAATTGCCGGCGTTCCCGAACTCGGCGAGCCATACACGAAAGCCGAAGCGAAGGTCGCCAGATGGTTAGCGCGCGGGCGAACGCTCGAACAAACTGCCGGGCAACTACGCTTGTCCGTAAACACAGTCAAGACGCACACAAAACGTGTGTATCGCAAACTCGGCGTACATAGCCAAGTGCGCTTAATCTGCAAGACTTACGGCATTCGGTGAACGAAAAGCACAAACGCTTTGAAGTAAAGCCGGACGCCGGCGCCTAATCGGTGCGGGCGCCGGCTAGCCGGCCAATGAGTAAAAAAACGCGCACGCAAAGCCGCCGTGAATAGGATTCAAAAACACGTGAGGCGCACCCATGACGTATCGACAATACGAGAAGAAGCGTATCGACATCGAACGGGCGATCATCGAAACAAATGCGGAATACTTGTCGAAACTCTCTTCGCTCTATATCGAACTCCTAACGCTGACAATGGAGCGTGATCGCCAGCGCTCGACAAGCACTAAATGATGATGGGGGAAAATATGAAAATGCTTACACTGCCGCGGTTGAAATTGTTTTTCGTGTTCGCCGTGCTCGTGATACTCGTGAGCGCGTGCGCCGGCGAATCGGCGCGAACGGATGCGGCGAAATGGGTTGCGTATGTGTGCGGTCAAGCGGACCCGGCCGTCCGCTCGACGTTGATCCGACAAACGGAGCGCACCGAGAGTCAGACCTTTCGCTGTCCGGTCGCGGGAAAGCCGGTAAATCTCTCGACGACGGGATGGCACTTCATCGACCCGGACGAAGCATTGAGACGACAAGGGGTTTCCGACCTCACGGTCGAGAAGGTCAACCAAGTTTGCAGCATGGCGCCCGGTCCAGAGCGCGACGACTACATGCGTCAGATGAAGGAGGCGAAAATATACTTTACATGCCCCGATAAAACCGCGAACACCGGAACCTAGCGGGCGTGCTGTGAGACTCTATAACGATCTATTCGGCGTTTATCCGGCCGCGGATGAGTTGCTTAAGATGCTCGGCCTTGAGCGCGCGGCGGTTCCGCGGTTCCGCGATTGTTATTTGTCGGAAGACGCGAAACACATCATCGTAATGACGCGCACGGGCGGGACGTACAAACTTAAATGGCAAGAGCAAAACGCAGAATTGCGCAAAGTGTTCGGCTTCGTGCTCGATGCGGAACTGTCGATCGATGTCACGTACATCACCTTTCACTATCTCTTACCGACGGCATTCAAGGCACGGGCTGAAGAACTGCGCGCCTCGATTCCTGTGCGCAATCCGCTGAAACTATGGCGCGAGATGCAAGAGCGCATAAACGCGCCGAATGGGTTGCGTGACCCGATTGTCGAGCGCTGGATGAAAATTCTTGAGCCGGCGGTCGAGCGCGCGACGGCCGAAGCAACAAAGTTCGGCATTTCGCAAATGTTCGACGACGACATATGAGCACGGCCGTCGATGTCTCGCGATTTCCGCCGGCCGTTCGGGAACGGCTCAAGGTCGCGAAAGCAAACGCCGAGCGCAATGCAAACCTCGCCGCTGCGCAATTGACCGCTGAGCAGGTTCAAAAAGTCAACGAACGAATAAACCGCTTGGTAAACAGCACCGAGCCGGTTTGGAGTCGCTTACGTCAATTGTATGTGCTCGTCGCGGAAGTGACGGCCAGTGTTGCGGCTCACGCGGCTTGTCACCGCGGTTGCTCGCACTGTTGTTATACCGGCGTGCGTATCTATGCGCCCGAGGCGAAAATGCTTGGCTCGGATATCGGAAGCGCACCGACAGAACCCAAGTCGCGCCGGCTCGGCAATTGGGCGCCGAATGGCTATGAAAGTCCGTGCCCGTTCTTAGTCAAGAATGAGTGCTCGATTTATGAGCATCGGCCGTTTCCGTGCCGCATCCATTACAACATGGACGTCGACTCGCTCTTATGCGAGCTTCACGCCGGCGTGACGATTCCGGTGTACTACTGGAATAACGTCGCGTTCCATATGGCCTATGCGATGATTTGTGGCGTTAAGCGAAATCGACCGGTTCCGCTCGCAGACATCCGCGAGTACTTCCCCACGGACAAGCCGGAGTGTGAAAGGTGAGCGAAAGCGAATTGAAGGTGTGCCAAGCCTGCAAGTGTCCGGGCCGCTATGAATCGGTGAGCGCCAATGACTTGCGATGGTGGAAAGTCGCGTGTGACACCGCGGGCTGTCCGGGAACCAAATATATAAAGCTGCACTCTACGAAGCGCGAGGCCGCCACAACGTGGAACAGACGACGGGGCGGGAAGGCCGGCATGATGGCCGCCGAATTGAAGACGGCCGCGTCATGAAGAAGCACCGCGACCCGGAGGAGCCACACTTCCCGAAGCGCATCCGCGCGCGGTTGCGAGTTTCAGGGGATAACGCCGCGCGCAATGGTGAAGCAATTGATGCGCGCATGGGGAAAGAACGACGCGAGGCGCTAATCGCGAGGCTGGACGCTTGCGTGACCGGTGTCGGAACCGCTGAAACACGCTTGCGTGAGCTTTACGCGATCGTTGACGAATGGATGTCGTACAACGGTGAAAACGTTGCGTGCCGGCGTGGGTGCAATCATTGTTGCCACATTGCCGTCGCGGTGTTTGAAGATGAAGCGAAGATGATCGGCGCGCATCTGAACGTCGAACCGGAAAAGCCGCCGCGGTACCGCATGGATTTTAACGACGTTCCATTCGGCCCAAGCTTCCCGTGCACGTTTCTGAAAAACGGCGAGTGCTCGATTTATGAGCATCGACCACTGAATTGTCGGACACACGTCAACATGGACGTCGACGCGCTTTTGTGTGAAATGCGGGACGGTGCGTGTTATTCCGCACCGCTCATGAATTCCGTGCTGTTTAATTGCGCGTACATTTATATCTGTGCGCCGGGCGCACAATTCGGTGAACAGCCGAAGCTCGCAGAGCTGCGCGAGTTTTTCCCGCTCAAAAAAACAGGCGAGTCATGATGAAAAGGCTAGGCGTCGTTTTGTTGTTCGTATGCCTGGCGTTGCTGCCCGCGTGTGAGGATAAGCCACCGGTCGGGACGATATGGGAACTTACCGGACATTGCGATTGGCGGAAGCCGCCCATCGGTGAGTGCGCCTCAATCATCGTGCACGGCGATACACTTCTTTTTCCGCACTGTTCTGAAATCAATTTTAGATCGGGGGACGCGCGGAACGTTTACACGACATCCACGGAAACCGGCACCGAGCCGCAAGTACGGCCGGGCGGCGTGGTCGCTTGCAAGATATGGCCGGACCTCTTGCACGCTGGCAATCCGCACGGAATCCCCGCCATAGGCCACGGACCGCGCGCTACCGTTGTGCAGGATTCCATGCGGCGATAGCGGCTTTTGATGCTTCGTGCAGTGCACGCCATTGCGCCTTTTGTTCGTCCGTGAGGCCTCGACCCGCGGCGTTCGCTTCTTCGAGCTGCGCCAGTAACACGCGCGCGTCTGACTCTGCGAGCGCACCTTGCTGAAACGCCAGGCCGACCAATCCGGCGGCGGCGCCGATGTCTTCGCCTTTGCCTTCAAACGCCGGGTTAAACGCAAGCGTCGAGAAGGCGCCGGCAATCTGTCCAAGCAATTGAAAATCGATGTTCATTGTGCAACCCGCCTTTGATACGTGGAAACGAGAGGTGTCGCGCGCGTGATGATCTCGTTAAGCGCATTGATTGCGCCGGGCACGTCTTCCGGCTTCTCGATGCGTAAACGGCTGAGCCCGACGGAAGCCGCGTCCATTTCTTCGATCACCGGCGAGGCCTCGCGGTCCGCGTCCTGTATCGCCTGTTTGATGTGATCGGGGACGCTCGCGTCTTTTATCAAGGCCGCGCCGCGTGCTTCGGCAATCGTGAATTTCGCATAGAGCGCATCCGCTCGCGCCTCCGGTGTTTTGCCTTGCATCGTGACGCATGCCGACAAAGCCGCGACGGAGAGAATCACGATTGCGAACAGTCTGAAGTGAGCGTGTCGCGTGGTCATAGTTTTCATTCCTTCTGCGTTGATGGCGTTGATGGCGTTGATGGCGTTGATGGCGACGAATCGGCGCCGGTCGCGCGCGTGCGCTGAAACCAAAAATACAAGATCACGAGTCCGCCGGACGTGAGGAACGAAACGAACACGCGAAAGCTTTCCTCTTGTTCTTTCGTGAGTCGGGCGAACCCAAGCTCGTACAGAATGACGACGACAAACAAGCCGAGCATGTACAGCGCCGACAACAGAATTTGCGCGAGTGTCGTGTAACGATCGACTGCATTAAGTTGTTGCATCTGTTTGGTTCCAAGCGGGCGGAAAATCGCCCGCCTAAAGACGGGCGGGCGATTTAATCGACGTATCACCGACGCAAGCCGGTACCTGGGTCGACGGTGCCGCCGTCCGTTTCCGTCGTGGTCGGCGCCGGCTCGCCCGTGTCTTCCGTGGGCAACGGGTTTTCGCTAATGGCTGACAAAAGGTCCGTGCCGCCATTATCGAGATCATCGGCCAATTGATTGAGCGCCGCCGGGTCGTCGGCATGGCGGCGGACGTAATCACCGAACTGGCGAATAAGCGTCGCTCCGCTCGCGTCGCGGCCTTTCGCATTGGCAACCGATTGTCGGATTCGATCGAATGCTTGTGACATTTCTGACTCCTGATCTAACAGTTTTTGAACAAGGCGCAAAAGTTCCTCATTTGCGCCGCCTTCGCCGTGCACGTGCACGTGCACGTGCACTGATCCACCGAAATCAATTTCAAACTTCATTTGCCTCGCGCCTCCGTTGCCAGATATTCCCGCGAAACGTTGTGCGTATCGATGAGCCGGCGTGACCAGCCAAGGCCGAAGTCATCGTCAATTGAATCCTGAAGCATGTAGTGATAGGCGCGCAATGCATGGAACTCGCTAAGCTCCACAAGGCCAGCACGCTTTGCGGCATCAATTGTTTTCGGGCCTAGCCATCCATCCGGCGTCACGCGGAGGCTTTTTTGTAGCCATCTCCGCACCTTGCTCGCATCCGTATTCACCGCGGCATCGAACACCGCAACGGCGAACGCCGGCGGAAGCTCCCCGCAATGACACGCATCGAAGTAACGCACGCGGTAAATGCGTTCAATCTGCGCATCGTTGAGGTCGGTCACGCGCGACGGCAAATTCCACTCGGGAAACAAACGCCGCGTATCGTCGAGCGTTGCTTGCGTGATGCCGCGGAAGGTTAAGCCGCCCGGATCATTTGGATGGTTCGATTTGCCTTTTTCCCATCCGAGCGTGTGCGACATGGCGAGCTGAAACGAATCAGTCATGATGGCTTACTCCTTCCATCGCCTCGACGAAACTCGCGCCGGAATTCCTCGAGGGCGCCGAGTCGTTCATGTATTTCATTACCCTTTTTGTGAATCCATCCCCTGATACCTTCCCGATTATTTCCAATCTCACGCTCGACGGCCTCGACCCGGCGCCGTAGCTCGTGCACTGCCTCGTGCGAAGTCTCGCCGCGCGAGTCTTTCCATTGGCGCAGTTCGTCGATGAACTCTTCAGATTGCCGTAAACGTTCGACGAAACCGGCGTATCCATTGACCGGCTTGTCTTCGATGCGTCCTAAGCGTGTCTCGAGTGTGCCGGCGCGCTTGTGGATTTCCTCAAAACGATAATTGATGTGCTTCTCTCGCTCGGCGTCCGTTGCCGCGATTCTCTCGACGCGCGTGCGATCGCGCGCCCACGCACCGAATGCCCCGAGTGCGATCGACACGATAGGCGAAATCCATATTGCCCACTCGGGCGCGGCCATCTATTCACGCTCCTAAGTAGTAGAGATAAAACGAAGGCAATCGACCGATGTTAACTGGATCAGTTTGCACCGTCCCGCTTGCATCATGTTGGACAAAAAGCTCGATGTAATCGCCGGCGGCGAGCTCCACGGGCTGCGCGTGTTGGATGGATCGCACGTCCGCGTTGTGCTCAACGTAGACGATATCCGACGAGCCGTTTTTGCGGACGATGAGCCGCCGATAACTTCCATCGCCGGAATTCGTGAGCGTGATATTAAACCCGGCAACGAATGTACCCGTTTTTCCCGATGGCACCGTGAAGCGATATGCGTCCGTGAATTGATCGAAGTAACTATCCGTATCGATCTCCGTCACGTTCCATCCGCCTAAATGCGCGTCGTCAGTCCACGTCAGATAATTCGTTGTCGAAACCATGACGCCGCTAAACGTGCTCGAGCCGCCGCCGCCCCCGCCACCGCTGCCCGTTGCCGCCGCCCCAACGCGCCAACGTTGGACGCCGGTGTCATCTTGCCGAAGAATGAGCACGCCACCGAGCGGCGGAATGTCGAAGTCTTCAGCGTTCGGACACAAAAAGCATTCATCAATCCCGCCCGCATCGTGCTCGATGGTAAGCACGCCGACCGCGCTTGCATTCCACAGCCAAAAGCGATGACCTTCTTCGGTAACGGTGAGTCTTTGAAACGACGAGCCGGCGTCATCCGGCGTTAAAAATACGTCGCTCGTGTCCTCATCAAAGCCGGTCGTGTCGAAGCTAAGACTTGCGCCCGGATCAAGAACCGTTGCGACGTTAAGCGGATCGTATGCGCCGGCGCCGCCGCCGGCGGCCTCGATCCAAACGTCCGCAATGAATTCAAGGCGCATCGCCTCATCGACCACGAACGCGGCCCAGCCCGTCTCGGGCGTAATGAATTTCCACCCGCCCGAGTAATACGCAACGTCGTGCTCGGCGCCGCCTTCATCTGCAGCGGTCAATATGTACCGGTCGCCGTCGGCCGGCACGCCGGGAAGGCTCGCGACGCGCGACAGCACGCGCAATTGACACACGACTTCGATCGCGCGCCACCCGGCGTTAACTTTGACCTCGGGTTGCGCTTGCGCGGGCGCGAGCTCCGGCAATTTTAAAATCGGCGTCTCGCTCATACGATGGCCTCGACTGGATGGCCTCGGCCGACGATGGCCGAGAGTTGATAAACAAGCACGCGGACCGGATCGCCTGGCGTCAAGCCGTCGGCGGTTTGGTCCGCGGCCGAATAGATCACGGTCGGCGTGGAGCTCGTGAGCGTCCGCACAACCGACGTTAAATCCATGATGTCGATTTCGTACGCTTCGGTTTCCTCCGACAACGGCACGTCGGCGCCGCCGTGAAGGGTGTCGCCGAAGCGTCCGCGGCGCGTCCATGTAAGCGTTAGATTGTCGGAGCCGTCGCGCGTGCCGGCGAGGTCCACGGGGGAGAACGGCTTTAACGCTTCGCCGGCGCCCGCAAAGGTTTGATTAACGCCGGTCGCATCCGATGCATTGACGGTGATGGCGCGATAAATGAATGACGCGCCGATTTGTGAGTGTTGAAGCGGCAAACGGCCGACGCCGGGACCACTCAACAAAACGAACGTGTCGGCGATGAGTGAACCGCCGACGTTGTGCTCTGTCCCGCGGCGCCCGCGCAGTAATCCAGTCAGGCGCCAATTGTTCGCCGTGTATTCCACGGCATCGCGGAACTGGACAATTTCCCAGCGGCCATGTGCGCCAATCGCCGCGGCGTTCGCGCCGGCGAGCACATCGGCCTCGGTGCGCGACTCGAGCGAGAACCGTTCCGGCAACTCGACAAGCAATTCGTTTGCATCATCCCATGTCGTCGTAATGCCGGACGGGAGCGCGGTGACGAGCTCGCCGACGCGCGCTTCGGATGTGATCGTGAGCAATTGCGTGAACGTCGTTCCATCGACGGAGCGACGGACCGCGACGCCTTGCCACCGATTACCGGCGCCGGTCGCCATCGCCGCGGCATAAATACCCGCGTCGTCGTCTTCATCCCGAAGCGGCGCCAGGTCGAGCAATACCAAGTCGGAGGCCTTCAGAATCGTGATGACTTGCGGCGATCGATTCGGCACGGAGGCAACCGCAGTTGACACGAATGCGTCGGCGTCGTCGCGCACCGTTTCAAACCTGCGCAAGATCGGTATCGATTCTGTGATGTTGACGATTCGCACGCGCTGTATGCGGCCGTCAATGGGCACCGTCACGGCGTCCGCGCATTCGAGCGCCGATTGCGATTGATCGCCCGCGAAGGAATGCGACCAGCGCGACACCCAGGCATCGGCTTGCACGATTTCGGCGATTTGCTTCGCTTGATCGTCCGTGATGCCGGCGACGACATCAAGGTCGATGTCTTGCACGGCGTCGGTTTCCACGCGCACCGAGCTCTGTTGCTCGCCGCGTTCATAGTCGCGGCTTTCCGCCAAGTAATGCACGCGCACGACGCGCGGGAGCTCCACGTCTTGCGCCTTCTTCGTCGTGATCAGCGGCGGCCGGTCCGTGCCGGCCTCATGCGCGCCTAAGTCTTCCTCAGTCAGCGCCGCGACAATGGGCTTGCCGCGCACGACAAAGCGCAACGTTTCGTCACTCTCGACGATATCGAAGAGGCCAATCGGTCGAAGCGGTTCGATGAGCGACCTTGCGGTGGAGACACGAGTCGATGCAAAAAAGCCGACGTTGATCGTTCTTAAGTCTTCGACATCAATGTTAGTCAGGCCCACGCGCGCACACACCTCGCGCACGATTTGCGCGAGTGAAACGTACGTGCTATCGAGCACCGTGCGCCGCCGTGTAATGGAGTAAAGACGCGGCACATCTGGCGCGCCACTGCCCAAATGTTGCGGGTAAATGTCGTCGCCGCTTTCGTTGAGCAGCGGATTGACAAAATGCTTGCCGCCTTCTATCAAGCCCGCCGCATACGCTTCGGTGTAGGCATTCGTCCAAAATTCCTCGGACAAAGCGTCGGGCGTCTCTTCGATGATGTTTTGCGGAAAGGCGGGACCGAGCGGCAAGGCATCCACATAACCAATTTGCAAAGCCCAAAAGAAAAAGCCTTCGTCGGTCCAGTATTTACTTTCCGCAATCGTTCCGTCTTCAAGCTCGCAAAAGTTCGGGCTGATAAAATCCGCCGGCGGCAGGCCGAGCGGCAAACAAGGATTATCCGGCGCGCGATACTGCGCTTTCACTTCGATGAAAACGCAGCGCCAAAAATGCGCGGTCGATTCCGGCGATGGATCGCCGAAGCCGTTTACGAAAAAGTCAGAGGTCGGCGCGGAACTCGGCGGCGAGTTTTCGCCGGGCACGACTTCCATAACAAAGACACCGCCACCTTGCGATGTAAACGTGTTCATTAGTCTGACGATGAACTGCCCGAAGCCGATAAAGCCAGGATTGCCGGGACTTATCGGCGACTGAAGCGAGAACTGCGACGAGTACGCCGGAAGCGCCATTGCCTCGTTAAATTCCTCGAGCGAGAAGCCGAACGCAAACTCCGTGTAAACATGCGAAACACGGTCGCCGTAAATATTCGCTGGCAATGTCGAAACGAGAATGTGACCGTAGGCTTTATCGCGTTCCTCAATGATGAACTGCAACTGAATTTCGGTATCGGTCACGTCATTGATTGGATTCCCGCTTGTGTCCGTGTGGTCCGTGCTGTACTTGTGAACGTTGCGCGGGTTTTGCGCGCCGCCGCCGAGGAACGTATACCGAGCCGACGGCGAATATTCCGTGACTTCGACGACGGCTTCGTTAGCGGTCGTCATCAAAAAGCGGAAGCTCGGATGATGCCGGCCTTGATCGTCTTTTAACTGCCGATGCGGCATGACGATATAGGCTAACCCTCGATAGGCCGGGACATTGCCCGCGCCCTTATCAAGCTCGATCGTCGGGTCGGGCAACTGGTCTTCGTTGCCATCGTAAAAAACAAAAGCGTCGGCATATGCCGCGCTCGCCGATTGCCGTTCGTTATAGGTGTCTGCGCTCTCGTCCTCGCGAATCGGTCGCACGTCATAGACGATTGCGCCGTTCTCCCACACCGCGGCAATGCCGAGGCCTTCGGCGTGCTCGCATAAGCCAATGGCGATATTTTGATAATACGAATACGTCGTGACACTTTGCTCGGGCGCCCCTTTGCCGCCTTGCTTTTCCGTCGTCTCGACCTCGACGAGCTCGCCGAGATGTATCACCGTGCCCGGCACCGGCGGCGAACCCCACGGGATAATCACCGGGCCGCCGATTTCCGCCGTCGTCGTGTTCAAGTCCTCGAGGCGCGGACCGCTAGCGCTCGGAAGTTGCGTCGGAAATAACGCGGAGCCGGCTAACAACCCGAGTTGAAACCCGTAGGCCGCGCCCGCCGGTCCACCGACGACGAATCCAATGACGCCGCCGACGACGGCTGTTATGCCTTGACCGAAGTTACTCATAGGCCACGCTCGGCAAGTTCCAAATGCTGTCAGTCATGCGCAACCACGGCTCGCCGTAACGATGTTCGACGACGCGGCCCGCGCGTTCATAGCAGTGAATCAAATTGCGGCCCGTGCACAGCGCAACGTGCGAGGCAATCGATTCGCGCGGCCATCTAACGAGAATGAGCGTCGCCGGCGCCGCGCTATCCGTGCGCGTGCAATATCGCTCGAGGATTTCGCCGAGCTCGCGCGATGGGCCGCGACCGTAGTCGCGCGGCTCCGCGTAGTCGGCCGGCAAAGCACCGCACGAGCGCATGAGCTCCACAAGCAAGCCGGCGCAATCCACGCCAAGCCGTGAACGGCCTTGATGTCGAAACGGCACGCCGACCCACATGCGCGCCGCGGTGATGATCGATTCGGGCGTATTCATGTCGCGCCTTTCAGTAACGCCAGCACGCCAGGAATAAAGACGCCGTAGGCGCGCATGTTGTCTAAGTTGTTATGCACGTCTTTGCACGTCTCATAACGTCGATCGCATCCGGGCGGCAAAATAAAAGTGTCGCCTGGCGCAACGTCCGCCGGCGTTTCCTCAAGCAGTTCAATGTCGAGCACGTCTTCGTCGATAGCTGCATGCTTGACTTGACGATTGAAGCCGTCGCAATCGCCGGATGTAAACGTGGTTCGCGCCGTGTCGTAATAGGTATCCGTTAGCGGCGCCGCGCCGGCATCTAACAACACGGTGAACCGCTTGCGACTCGTGACGGCCGTGATCGTGCCCGTGCGCGTGATAGGCGCCAGGTCCTTTTTGCACCGCGCGTCACCGAATACAACGACGTTGCAGGTTTCGCCGTAGGTTTGCCCGACATTTTGCGAGAGCAATTGCGTGAGGCCGCGAACTTCCGTTCGATATTGCCCGTTACTATCACGCTCGAAATTGCCTAAGAAGCCGTGACGCTTGTACAGCGCGCCATCATTCGGCGCCTGCCAGTTCACAACGAACAGTGTCACGCTTGCTTTGTCGAGCACACCGGATTCCATGTCCGCCACCGTCACGTCGGGAATCAAAAGCTCGTCGCCTCGCGCCGCGCCTTCGACCTCCATATTGTCCACGCTCATGTCGGAGTTTGACGTCACCTCCGACCCGCGAACACCGGCTTGCGAGAGGTAGACGCCGGCGAGCGGTCCGGTGTCGATCGCTAAGTCGCGGTCGTGCTCCGTGCTGAGAATTCGGCCGCCGTTTCGTTTCACGACACGCCAGCACACGGCGAGCGTTGTGACTTCACTTTGCAGATGCGCAAACAGCGCCGGCGTTATGGATGTTTTCATGCGCGCGGCAGTTCTAGAATCGAGAAACTTGCTTCGTCAAGGCGGAAATCTTCGACGCGCAACGGCAACTCGGAATCAAAGCGCGCGGGTATGTCGAACTGTCCGCCCCACGTGTTCGGCACGCCGTCGAAACCCAAGCCGACGGTTATAATTCCGGTCGATGTGTCGAGCGTCCATGTTGCCGCGTCTTGCTCCGCGCCGACTTCGTTCGCAACCGCAATTGCGTCGGCAACCGGTTTCGCAATCCGTCGCTCATAAATCAGCAGCGTCGGACCTTCACCGATTTTGTATTGCTTCCAGAGCTCGAATTGCGTGCCCGAACTGCCGTCGACTTCGATTAACGGTTGATCGGTTGCGGCCGGTTGCACGTCCACCTCATCGACCACAAACCCTTGCTCGGTGGATAGGTAATCGGTCGGGTCTTGCACGCGAAAGCCGGCCGTGCGCGCGCGCATCACGCGAAAGAAGCGCAACAGATACGGAATATCTGAAACGCGATCGCGTGGAATCGTCACGCCGATGCGTATGCGCGCCTCATCGACAAACAGATTGCGGGATTCTCGGCGGCGACCGCGCTTAGTGATGGACGTGTCATATTCGGCCGAAACCTCATACACCCATCCGCGCGGAAGCTCGAGACGGGGCGCCTCGATAAAAACAGGAACAGGCATAAGAGCAACCCTCAGTTATTGCGGCGAACGGCGTCGGCGACTGCGCGCCCGGCGCCGGCGGCGGCTTGCGTTGCCGTGCGGCGGCCCGTCTCACGGTCGGGTGCCTGAATGGTCTGATAAATGCGAACGGCTAAAGATGGCTCGCCGTCCCGTCGGGACGAGCTGGTCCGCAAAGCGTTCGCCGGCGGCGCCATGCCGACTAAACCGCCGCTTGCAAAGCGCGGCATGTGAACCGCGGGCATGCCCCGCGCATTGAACTCGCGCAAGAATTGCAGCGCGCCCGGCTGCTCGACGACTCGATTGCGCACGACAAATTCGCGATTACTGATGCGTAGGAGATTGCCCCGGCCCGCAACGGCAAGAATTGAATCGGACACGCCAGTACCCGGCCCGCGCACAAGTCCGCCTTCAGCCAATGCGGCGGCACCCGCGATGCTCGCGACACCCGAGCCGGCCGACGCGGCGCCGGCCGCCGCCGCCGCTGCCGCGAGTTGCGCTGCCGCGGCACTGATCGCCGCGGCGCCGACGTTCAGCGATGCGCCGGCCGCCGACAGTGTGGTTGCGGATGCGGCGACGGCGGTCGCTCCACCGGTGACGGTTGCACCCGCGGTTGCAAGACTGGCCGCGGCGGCTTCGGTCGCCGCCGCGCGTGCCGCGGCTTGCGTTGTCTCGGCGGCGGCGGCGGCCTGACCCGTGACGGCTCCCGCCCCGCCTTGCGCCGCATCGGCTCCGATGCTGAGCGCGCTTTCAATGCCGCGCGTCAACTGCTTGCTAATAATGTCCGCGCTGAAGTCTTTGAACACTTGCAACAGTGTGTCACCGAGTGATCGCACGGCGTCTTCGAGCGAATGAATTTCGTCGATGTGTTGGAAGATATCGCGGAAGCCTTCGCGCAAGCCTTCGCTCGTTTGTTGTTTGAACTGCGCGACAACATCGGTTGCGCCCTTAAAGCTCGCTTCGATTTGCGCGACGGAATCGGCGTACTGTTGGGCTTGGGTGATGAGCTCCGGAACGCCGGTCTTTTGCGCCGCTTCCAATTGTTGCGCGGAGATCGCCTTCAGGACTTCGAGCCGCTTGCCTTCCAAAGCAATAAGACGGTCTTCGCCTTCGACTTGCCCTATGACGCCGGCTTCCTGGTCTCGGCGGATTTGCTCCGCGTCGCGATTGAAGGAGTCGAGCGCCGTGCGTCCGCGGCGACTGACTTCCTCGAAATCAAATTGAGATGTTCGCGCGGCCGACAGTCGTCGCACCTGGTCGTCAATCTCCGACTGATCGGCGCCCGCGCGCGTGAGCAATTCGCGGAGCTCGCGCGACTCGACGGTGAGATTGCGCAGGAAAACCGAATGTCGATTGCCTTCGAGCTCATCCAACGTATTGAAGGCTTGGATTTGCTCTTGCGTGAGTTGCCGTTGCGCGGCCACCTGTTCGGCGTCTAACGCTTGCATCGTTCGCGCGTGCTCGACCTCACTCACTTGAATCTTGGCGTCAAGGTCGGCCAATTGCTCACGCAGTTTGAGCCGGCGCGCTTCGATGTCTGCATTCAGCGATGCGCCTTGCGTGGATGCTGCCGCCGGTGTCGCGGGTTTCTGGCCGACCGCTTGCGCGCGCACGGCCTCGCGCTGGCGTGTCAATTCGCTGATTTGCGCGCCTTCGTTTTGCAAAAGCACCTGGCGTTGCGCGCGTAGGTTCGCAATTTCCGCCGCGGCCTGTTTGTCCGCGAGCTCGCGCCGGCGCCGGTAGTACTCCGTGAGACTGATTAAGCCGGCCTTGTACGCTTGCTCGTTCGCGTCGGCCATTTGGTCGAGATGCGCTTTCTGCAGCGATAGCTCATTGTCGAGTTGAGATTTGAGAAACGCCGCGCGCGCTTGCGCGACCCGCTGGTCTATCGCGTTGATGGCTGGCGCAACGGTGCCCGTTTGTTTGCGTTCTTTCGGCGCCGGCGGCGTCGCGAGCTTTTCGTAATCGTCGGCGATGTCCTGCACATAGCCTTTTGCAATCGCGCTGGTTTCATCAAAAAACCGCGCGACCGCGGCTTTCGCAGCCGTGAAATCTAAGGTCGCGAGCGCAACCCCGCTGTCAACGGCCAGGCGAATAAACGCGCCGAAGGCGGCCGTCTGCGCGCCGATGAGTTTCCCGATAGTCGTAAAGACGAACACGGCCGATTTAAGTAGCCACCCGAGCGCGGTTCCGAGCGCGCGGACCGGGCTGATACCCTCGCTTTCGATCGCGGCGCCGAACGCTTCCAGCGCATCCGTGATCGGCGGCAAGAAGCCGGAAAGGAAAAAGCTTGCGGTACCTTCGGCTTGAATTTGCAGGTTTTGAAATGCGTCATTGGCGCGGGCCGCGGCTTGCGCCAAGTCGGTTCCGACCAGCACGCCGGCTTTTCGAGCCGCTTCAATAAAGGGCTCGATACCCTGTTCACCTACGGCGTTTAGCGCCGGTATCAACTCGTTCGCGCTCTTATTAAACAACTGAGTGGCGAGTGCGGATTTTGTGGCGCCGTCGGGAATGTTAGCCAGGCGCGAGGCGATGAGCTCGAGCGCGCGCGGCGCGTCCAAGCCTTTCAAGTCTTCGACCGCAAGACCGATGCGCGAGAATGCGTCGGCCGTCTCAGGTGCACCGGAACGCAATTCATCCAAGCGCCGGCTCGTCGCAAACAATAGGCCTTGCAATTCCTCTTGACTGCTATTGCTCGTGACGAACGCATGCGTTAGGCCGCTGATTTCCTCCGTTGTACCGCCGACTTTTTGTTGTAGCTTGCCGGTTGCGTCTGCGGCCTCGAGCGCGTGCTTTGAAACCGACAGGATTGCAAAGCCCGTTGCCGCAAGGCCAAGCGTCGGAAGCAATGCTTTTAGATCAAGCGCGGCTTGTTTCAATAGCGTAAGGCCGCCGGTCGAGCGCTTGTTCGACTTGTCGGCTTCGTTTTGCAGTTGCCGGAGCCCGGCCAACACTTCTTGAAGGCCTTCCGGAGTCAACCTAACGCGGATGTCTGCGGGGTTACTCATCGACGTAGATGTCCTTTAGTATGGGCGGAACTTCCGGGTATGGGCCGCGCTTGTCCTCGCTCACGTAGGGTGCGCGAATGTTCCAAACTAACTCGCGATGCTGATAGATGCGCAACGCGCGTTCGCGCTCGATCGCGAGGTAACACACGAGTACTTCGACCAAAGGCCAGCGCGCGATATCGCGCGCTCGATCGAAATCCGGACCGGCAACCAATCGAACAATTCCGGTCCACTCGCCGAGGTCTAGGATTCCGCGTTTTCCGGCGCGGTCGGTTTGGCTTCGGGAACGTCTGACGAAAAACTCCGGAAACGATTGTGCCAGTCGATCCCTTGCCGAAAAAAACCGAACACGACCTCGATCGTTAATTCATAAACAAGCTCGCGGTCTTTGGCTGTGTCACACCTCGAGATATGTGCGGCCGTTTGTGCGGCGAGCTCCGGCGTCCAGTCTTGCTCGCCTATGCCCATCGGCAAGAGATAGCCGCTTAACAGCGTCGGCACGATTCCGCATGAAATCGCGGCGGCTTGCAGTCGCGCCATGTATTGCGCATCTGTTTCGCCGTTGCCCGGTAACACGCGATCTAAGCCACTCTCGCCGAGGCGCCCTAACAGAAAATGGTCGAGCATCACGGTTCGCCGGTCCATGTTAATAACCGTGAACGCTCGACCACCCAGCACAATGGAAGACACTTACGCGGCTTCCGGATACTCGACTTTGTAAAGCTCCGTGTAACGCGAGTCCTTCAGCATCGTGAACCGTATTCCGACGGCGCCGTATCCGTCTTGAACCAGCGCGTACGCGCCTTCCGGTGTCAGTTGCGCTTTGTACGCGGTGACGATTCCTTTCGCGCTTATGCCATCGACGTTCGTGTCATCCGAGAAGAACGTAAACCGCACATAGGAATTAAGGCGGCTCGAGCCAATGATTTTGTCGACGCGCTGTTCGCTTGCGTTGAACGTCACGACGATTTCGTCGCCCGTCTCGGCCAGTCCGCCGTCAATAAGCTCGATTCGGCCGCGCTCGGGATAGTGCCGATAATCCGTATTGAGCACGAGCGCCTTCGAGCCGTCGGCGATGATGCTCGTGATGGTCGTTCCGAAAAACCCGAGATCGAAGACACCGCCGGCGACGGCATCGAAAGTTGCGTTTTCTGCGGTCACCGCGTCTTGCGTCAGTTCGGTGAGCGTGCCGAGGAAGTACCGGCGAAGATTCGCCCGCGTGTGCTCGTCGCACTGGATGACAATCGCCGGTGTTTGCCGCGTGTTGCGACGGTCGAGCAACGGCGCCGCGGCCTCCGTTGAGCTGTATTTTTCCTGTGTTTGAACGTCGCCCGGCTCGAGCGATACCGACTCAGAATTTCCGAGCGGTAGACCGTCGAAGTTATCCGCCGGCGGCGTGTTGAAGTCCAGCCAATCCGCGACTACGGCGGCCCCTTTGCCAATCTTTAGATTTCCACCTTGTGCCGGAATCATTGTCGCTAGTCTCCTAGTTTGAGGTTATCGCCAGTTGTCCCGGACCCACGCATGCGCGCGCTGGATGTCCGGTTGCCACGGATCGAACTTCCCGTGAAAGAAAACAATTCGCGCGTCAGGCGGAAGACGCCCGCCCTGACGCCGCACTTCGTTGATGTACGAATACACGCCGTCGCTTGGCGTAAAGCGCGCCTCGTGTGGTCCGAGCGCGCATGCAATCCATGCTTGATCGCTTCCGATGTAGCCGCGCTGCAGGCCTTCTCGCGGTGAGCTCCGCGGGTCGAAGCGGTCCCACACCTGGCGCCGGGCGCCGGCGGTCAACAGAATCAAGCTTCCGTTGTATGGCGTCGAGCGTGCCGTGTCGCCCCACATCACGAAGTCTTCGGGCCGCTCGAGAATCGGCGCGAGGTCATCGCGAATCACGCAATCGAGGTCAAGCGATGCGATTCGCGGCCCGATAAGGTCGGCCGCTTCCTCTGAAAACATTTTCAGGCGCCGGTAACAGCTTGGATTGCGCGAGCTCGTCGGATTCGGAATATCCGCGTAATCGCTCCACAAAGGAACGATACGGACGTCGGCATCAATGCCGGCCGGATCATCCGTGATGCACACGAATTCGTGCGGCTTGCGATAGTGTCGCGCGACCATCGAGCGCAACACGTTCACGTGCTCGGCCGTGAATGTCGATCGATAACCGGGCGGGCCGCGCCACTTCCAACAACAAATGACTAGGCGCGCCATCGTTCGTAAGCCGCAAACAGGCGCGGCGCGCGCAACTTGCATTCCATGCTCCACGGTTTCAGCGCGCCGGCGAAGAACACCGCGCGCGCGCCTTTCAAGTCGCGTTCGCTTTTGAGCTCGGAGAACTGCAAGACGCCGTGCTCCGGCCCCCAAGTCGCCGGCGCCGGAATGTGTAACGACATCCACGCTTGATCCGAACCGCCGATACATCGGCCGTTATGCTTGGCTAACGCGATCATCGCCGGCGAGGTCGCCGGGTCGAATGCGGCCCACACATGCGGATGAACGCCGGCACTTAATAGAAACATGCTTCCGTTGATCGGCGCACTTTTCCCGCGCACGGCTCTAAAGGGCTCGTCAGTTATGAGCGGCCCGAGCTGCTCGAGCAAGACACAATCGAGGTCGATCGACAGGATGCGCGCACCGAAGCGTCGCGCCGTTTCCTCATCAAACAAGCGAAGTCGCGCATAACAGTTTTGCATCTTCTTTTGCGTCATCGCCGGCATGTCCCACAGCGGCGCCGTTTCACATTCCGTAATGCCGGCGGCGTTGTCAGTCACGCAAATGAGTCGATGCGGCCGGTTGAGATGCGCGCGGAGCATGCGCGCGAATGTATTGACGTGCTCGGCGTTATAGACGGGGCGCCACCCGCGCCACAGCCAACAGAGGACCGTAAGCTCGCTCACACTTTGCCGGCCGCATAGCGTGGGCCGAACCACTCAATAAACTTCGCGAGTCCTTCGGAGAGCTTGGTCGACGGGTTGTACCCGATGAGGTCGGCGACTGCGCGACACTCGGCCGTCGGGACGCAGAAACCTTGCCGCGGTCCGAGGGTTCCGACGCGCACCGCTTGAAGTCCGGCGTATTGCTCGAGCAATTGCAACACGTCATCGAGATCGGCAAGCGCGTCTTCCGCGACGATTGTCGAGACGACCCAAGGCCGCGGCAAAGGCGCAACCAGAAAACGCACCATGCATTCCACCGCATCGGCGACGTACACGAACGCGGTCTTATAGTTGAAGCCGCCCGCGGTTACGTCGATCGTCTGGCCCGCATAAAGCCGGCGCGCCAGTTGATAGATGCCCACATCCGGCCGAATGTATGGCCCGTAGGTGGAACCGAAACGAAGGCCGACCGTCTCGAGGCCGAATTGTGCGCTGTAGACGTGAGCGCACTTTTCGTTGAAATCCTTCGTCGCGCCGTACATCGAAGTCGGTAAAACGCCGTCTTGCACGAATGTTGATGAGGCATACAGCACGCGGCGGATGCGCTTCAGTCGCACCGCTTCGAGCATGTTCACAAACGCTGTCAAGTTGCCTTCGGCATACGAAAGCGCGTGCTCGGTCGTGTGCATGACGCTGTACTGAGCGGCCATGTGCACAAGGTCCGTGAAGTCCAATAGTTCAAACAGCGTCCGCACCTGGTCGAAGTTCGCGAGGTTCACATCGTATCCCTTGAAGTTTTCAAACTTCGCCAGGTTCTCGATGCGCGCCGCCTTTGGGCTTACGGCTTTCGTTACCTTGTCGATGCCATAAACAATATGACCCTGCTTTAAGAGCCGCACCGCAAGCGAATAGCCGAGGAATCCATAGGCGCCCGTGATTACGATTTTTTGCATGCAAATACACCCGCGTCGATTTCATCGCACAGCACGCGCCAGATATCGGCGCCCATGAACGACGTTCCAATAAAAGCGCAACCCGCATAGGCCGGTTGCTTCCATCCGAGCGTCGTCTCTAAAACCTTCCAGGCGCGCGTATCCAGATCGCGCACTAAATCGATGCCGCACCATTTCGTCTGGGCGCCTGCAAAGAACTCATTCGCCGCCTCGAGCACGTCGGACGTTTCAGCATCGAGCGTCGTCACCGGTTGGCACCGTCCGGAGCCGGACGCGAACGGCACGTCATCGCGATTGTGCCGGCGCAAAATGAGCCGTTGGCGTCCGACCGCAACCACGCGATAGTCGTAATCGTTGCCCGGCAAAAACTTTTGCCATATCACGTAACCGTGTTGCACGCTGTAGCGCGCTTGAATGCCGTGAGGTCCAAACGCCGCGGCGAGCTCGCGCACCGCTTCTTCGCCTGTGCGAATTAAGCGAACGTTGTGCGAGGCCGAGCCTTCGGAACTCTTCGACACGAACGGCAGGCCGAGAGAGTCCACGGCAAAGGACGCGAGCCGTTGCGCGTTGTCGAGTGATCGAAAGACCAGCGTCGGCGGCATCCAATTGGAAAAGGCGATCGATTGCGCAAGCTTGTCGTCGTATAAGCGCAATTGCGTAATGTCCGGAATCAACACAAGCGGCGTGACGTGCAGGCCTTCAGCCGTTGCTTTCTCGATCCTGATCCGCGGCGGCGTCTGATTCACCCGCATGAACGCATAACCGTCGAAGACATCCACATCCGCCGCACATCGAAACAGGCGCGCGGTCCACCCGCGGCGCGTTGCTTCGGCGTGCAAATCGCGGCCCCATCCGCCGATATCGTCGAGGCACCATAGGTTCATGCGGCGTTCACTCGCGGCACGACCGGCCGCGCCTTGTGTTGTTTGAAGAGATTGTCGGCTTCGGAGTTGCGGAGCTCCGCCGTCGCGCCTTTGCGAAACGGCCGCGCAACGGAGCCGAGCAACACGTCCGTCGTGAACTCCACTAAGCGGCCGGCAACCTCACGCTCTAACATCTCACGCAAGACCGGCCCGGCCAGGCGATCGCGAACGACGGTTTCGGATAGCACACTTGCAAGCGGTCCGCCAAAGACGCGGAAGTCTCCGCGGTACGCATTAAAGAACTCGCGCCATCGACCTATATGCACTGCGGGCGCCTCGCTTTTGCCGGGTGTCGCGGCGGTCGGATTGTGGAAATAGACGGCACCGCTAAAACAATCCATGCCGATAAGAAAAATCGGACGGCAACCCATCAAGCGCGCGACCCATGCGGCGGCGATTCCGCTATTAGGCTGCGGCGTCTCGAGGATGCGGAAGTCCGCCCACAGGTGGCGCGAGATGAGCGGCACCGCGAACGGGCGCAATTGCTTGTCGAGCTTGTCAAGCGCGATCGCGTATTCGCACGGCCGCAATTTGAAGCCGTGCCCGTTCACGGAGATATGAAGCGCATCGACGGGCGCGCATTCCATTTCACGAGGCGCGGACGGTCCACCGCCCACGATGACGGCCGCACGGCCCGCGTGCACGCCGATGAGCTCGCGCACCGTGCGATAGAGCGGCCAAGGGCTCATTGTTTGGCGGCGAGGTTCGCGCGCTGCGTCTGGTAGGTCACCGTCCACGTGACCGTCGCGGCAATGTAAAAGAGGTCGTGATTCTGTGTTTCCCATACGGTCGCGGTTTCCTGTATGTCGAAAACGAGACCGCCGAGATTCGAGCCGGCGAGCACTGACACGAGCCACGTCAAAGAAGGTTCCACGCTGTCGTCGGCGTCTTCCGGGTCTTCGACCGCATCGACGACTTGCGTTGCAAGCGTGAGCGCACGTTTTGTGACCGCGCCGGAGCGTCCGCCCGGTTGCGCGTTTTCTTCTTTCACGAAGAAGACGCCGAGCCGTTGTGAGGTCACACGCTGGCCAGGGATAAACCGCCGGCGCGTTGCTTCCGGAACGCCGACCGGTCGCGCCGTGTTGATTGCCGTGATGAAAGCGTCGCGGATGTCTTGGCGAACGGTGCTCATTAGAAACCCATCGCCATAAAGTTGACGACATCCGCGCTTACTGTCGTCGCCGAGATGGTGCACGAAGTCGTCGTGCTCGCGGTTTGCGTGAACGTCACCGGCGTTGTGATGTCTTGCGCGTGACACGTCCAGCCATTCGGCGCCGTGGGCAACGTGATTGTTACGGCACACGTGCCCGTCGTGCCCGAGGCAAACTTGCCCGCGATCGCGCCGCCGACCGTCGCGGAGTTGGAGCAACCCGACGCCGTAAACTTCGTCCCGCCCGATGACAAGGCGCCGGCGATAACGACTTTTCCGCGCGTGCCCGCGCCCGACGGTGCGCCGCCTCCAAGCGTCACGTCGGCGCCGTTGCCGGCCGATGCGCCGCCGGCGCCGCCGGTGATAGATATCGCGCCACCCGCGCCACTCGTGCCGCCACCTTGCCCGCCCGCAATCGTGAGCGGGCCGCCGGTTGCCGTGCCCGTTGCCTGTCCGCCGGTCATCGTGATCGCCGCGCCCGCGGCGTTCGTCCCGCTTGACCCGCCTTGGTCGATGTTCACCGCGCCCGGAATGCCTGTTCCGGCCGGTGAGCCGCCTTGCACGGTGAGCACGCCGCCGTCGCCGCTGGTCGTGCCACCCTGGCCACCGCGCACCGTGAGCGGGCCGCCCGTGCCCGTGCTCGCCGTGACATTGCCGCCGGTCACTTGGAAACCAGAAGTCGATACGGCGTTGCGGATTGCGCAACCCTGGCCCGCGTCACCGCATGTCAACGTGTTAAGCGATGAGTCGTACGCAAAACCGGTATCGGAACCAAACGCACCGCTATTGCGAAATTGAACCTCAGTTCCGGAGCCAGCCGGCGCCGTAGCGGCGCCGGTCGTGCCGCACGACCATGTGTTCGTCGCGGTCGTATAGTTCAAATGGTTTCCGGCGCTATCGGTGCAGTTCGGCAATGCCTTCGCAACCCACGCCGTACCACTCGAGACAAGCGTTGTGTCATCCGCCGCGCTTGAAAGATTCGTGCCCCCGTTCGCGAACGCCAGCACACCACTTATTGACGCACTGGCAACGTCGACCGGCATCCATGAATAGGTACTAGAGCCGGTGACAGTTAGGACCTTTCCGACAACGCTTGAATTGGCGATCGGTGTAACGGCACTTGTTCCGTTGCCTTGCAATAGCCCGGTGAGCGTCGCCGCACCCGTGCCCCCTTGCGATACGGTCACCGCTGCATTGGTCGTCAGAATCGTCGACGTCGCATTCGGCAACGTAAACGTTTTCGTGCTCGTCGTCGGCCCCGTGAATGCCATAAAAGCATTGCCCGTGCCGCCGTTCGTGCCGGACAGAAGTCCCGTCACCGCCGATGCGCTCGAGAGATTGACCGCGCCAAATCCGACGGCGGCGCCTGATCGGCGAAACACTTGGTCGTCTGAGCCGGCGACGATAGACGCAAGGTCGGCGGTCGAGTTGCCCACAACGCCGAGCACGGACAACGCGCTACCTTGTGCGATGTTCGCGAATGCGATGTCGGTCCCGCCCCACGTGCCGGCCGAGATCGTGCCGAGCGTTGTTAGATTGGTTGAACCGGCCCACGTCGAGAGCGCCGTATTCTCAACGTTCCCCAGGCCTAAATTAGTTCGAGCGCCCGCGGCGGTCGTGTCACCCGTGCCACCGTTCGCAACGGCGATCGTTGTCCCGCCCCACGTGCCGGCCGAGATCGTGCCGAGCGTCGTGAGATTCGTTGAACCGGCCCACGTTGAGAGCGCCGTATTCTCA